CATCCGCATGGAAGCCAATCGCCTGGTGCGCATCCGCGTGGCCTGCATGAACCCGGCCAAGAAGGAATGGCAGGGTGAGATCTTCACCACTGGCAATGCTGCCGTCGGCACCCTGAAGAAATTCGTGCCCTTCAACGTGGAAGAAGGCTGGCACGTACCAAAAATGATTCTGGACATGATCCAGGCCCGTCAGTGCCAGGTGTTCGTCACCAAGAAGGCCAAGAACGGCATCAAGGTCCGTGAAGGCAAGCTGATCAAGGAATTCAACGTCGAGATCCTGCCGGACCTGACCGAAGATGAGCTCCATGATCTGGCCCAACGCCAGGCCATGGCCGGTGGCGTGAGCGCGGAATAAGGGGTAAGCACTCATGGCACGCACGCCGATTACCGTCACTGACCTGACCACCGGTGCGCTGGGCGGTACCGGCGTGTTCGACAAACTGATGGATGCCAACAAGGCCCATCTGGAAGCCGAATTCGCCAAGAACCGCATCACCGGTGCCGACTACGCCCAGGTCTACCTGGGCGCCCTGCAAGCCACCATGAATGCCGCCGTATCGTTCCTGGTGGAACGTGATCTCATTGCACTGAAAGCCGATCTGCTAGACAAGCAAGTTGCTAACGAAACCAAGAATGGTGAACTGATCGATGCCCAGGTCTGCAAGCTGAAAGCCGAGTATGACCTGACCATGGAATCGGTGACCAAGACCACCAAGGAAACCGAGTTGCTGGGCCAGAGGGTCGTGACCGAGAAGGCCCAGACCATGGAACTGGGTGTGGATGACAACTCGGTCATCGGCAAGCAGAAGAAGCTGTACCAGGCCCAGACCGATGGCTTTGCCCGTGATTCCGAACAGAAGGCGGCCAAGATCATGATCGACACCTGGAATGCGCGCCGCATGACGGATGACGGTACCGTGGCCGACGGCGTCAACAAGCTGTCGGACGCCGATATTGGCCGTGCAGTGCAGAAGATGTTCGCTGGCGTGGGCATTTAAGCAGGGGCCGGGAGTTCCTAGCCGGGGGAGCCAGGGAAACCTTGGCTCCCTTTTTCATAAGAAGGATGACCATGGGCCTGTTTGGCAGCAGCAAAAAGACAGTGGTGGGTACCTCGGTATCGCGGGTCATTGATGACAACGCGCTGCCCGATGCCATCCGTGAAGGCCTGGCCCGTGACCTGAAGGAAGAGTCGGGCCAGATGATCGAACAGGTGATGGAGTCGATCACCAACAGCATCGCTGTGCGGGCCGACCGCATGTATTCCTATGGCCGGCAAGGCTACCTGTACGGCACCCCTTCCGGCAGCGTGCATTCCTCCTTTGCCGGCAAGGAAGCCAGCGAAGCCGTGCTGCAGCAGCTCACCGGTGGCCCGGTGTCCATGGCTTACTATCATTTCGGGCCGCTCAACCTGCTACATGTGGGCTGGAAGAAGCTGACCGAGGAGCATGGTTACGACTACCTCACCAACCAGATCGGTGCCCTCTCCACGGCCGACAAACCCGTCTTCCTGAAGAACATGCGGGTCATCGTCACCGATGCCACCCTGGAAGAGATGAGCAACGGTAGCCTGGAACAATGGGGCACACCGCCGACGGCCGGGCCGACCCCGGAGAAGAAATACCAGACCGCCGCAGCCGGCGCCTTGGTACCGACCCTGAGTTATGCCGTGGATCCGGCCGCCGCAACAGACTACATCCTGGTGGACACCTGCTGGTCGGAAAAGGAACCGGTAGTGGTGGGCAGCACGGTCATGAAGGATGTGCCTAAGTTTGGCACGTTCATCATTTCCCTGGCTGGCTTCGACATCAGCAAGGACTACCACCAGGCCAAGTACGTGGACCACAACAACCACACCGGCTACTGGATCTACCAGCACGGGGCCGGTAATCCTTCACTCGATGAGGTGTTCGACATTGCCTATGATGGCGTGGGCCACTTCTTCCCCTGGATGTACTTCCGCTTCAACAAGCACTCGCAAGCGGAGGACGTGAACTCGGAAGGCTACAAGGACAGCAAGCACCTGGCCAGGATCCTGAACATGGAATACGACCGCATGGTCGACGGCATCCATGACAACCCTGACATCGGCGACGTGCAGCAAGCCATGATGGTCATGGCCGTGCCAGCCGACACCGAGGAACCGATCGAGCGGCGCTACCTGTTCGATTTCTTCTCTGGCTTGTATGCGCAGCAGAAGGCCCAGGGCCACAGCAATGCAGCGGACAACCCCTTCTCGGACGGTATCTCCCGCGGCCTGAACACGGCCATGAACCGCAGCTCGATGGTCATCCAGGATGCCCGTTTCAAGATGGCCCTGAACTGGAAAAACATCATCAAGCGCAAAGTGGTGGGGGTCATTGGCACCCCTGGCACTTACCTTTCTGGCTTCAGCCAGGAACAGAAGGTGGTGGATGTCCCTTCCCTGTCCGGCGATCCGGTGCCCAAGGATACCGGCAGCAAGCGGCACTGGTACCAGCACCAGGTCAGCAAGGATGTGTACGAGGAGATCCAGATCTTCGACCTGAAGCTGACCTACTTCATCTTCGAGCAATACACCACCACCGGCGATGAGAAGGATGAGATCCTCTTGATCCCGGTGGACATGGCCATTGCCAAGACCTATACCCTGCCGGAGCGGGAGTTGCTGTACTCCCGTGCCCTGCATTACGTCTTCAACAGCCTGGTCGTGATCAAGCTGAAGTGGTATCAGACCGGCATCTTCCGGGCAGTGCTGATCATCGTCATGGTGGTCATCACCATCCTGTCTTACGGGGCGACGATCAAGGGGCTTGTTGCGGCCATTGTGGCTGGCGCCATCACGTATGGCGCCTTGCTGATGGTCCTGGTGCAGATGCTGATTCGACAGCTGATCGCCGCGATATTGATTCGTCTGTTCGTCAAGGTAGTGGGCGTTAAAATCGCCTTCATTGCAGCTATTGTGGCAGCCGTTTACGGCAGCTACTCCAACTTCCAGTATGGCTCGGTGGAGGGCCTGCCCTTTGCCAATGAAGCCTTGAGCGTATCGACCGGCTTGACCAAGGCAATTGGCCGGGAGCTTAACCAGGACTTCCAGGATCTGCTGGGACAGCAAAGCGAATTCGAGCAGTACGTGAAGGAGCAGACCAAGCTGCTGGAGAGTACCCAGGAACAACTGGACAATCCTTCCTGGCTGGCACCGATGGTCGTTTTCGGCGAATCCCCGAATGACTTTTTCCAAAGGACAGTGCATTCCGGTAACATTGGGGTTATCGGACTGGACGCCGTGTCATCCTATGTGGATGTGGCACTCACCCTCCCCAAACTCTCAGATACTTTGACTTATTGACTTAGGAGCCACGATGGCCAATATCATTCATCCTGCTGCCGGTTACGGGACGCCCGACTGGTGGAATAGTCCAGCCCTGCAAGCCATGCCTGCTCAAGCTATGGGCGTGCCGGACGCCGCACAACTGGTGGGCACGGCGGCACCGGCTAACCTGCCCCAAGTGAACGCTGGTCCTGACCAAGGCTTGTGGGGCGGTATCGGTGACTGGTTTAACACTTCCGGCGTGCTGGGCAAGACCCTTAATGACGGCACCAAGGTCCAGGGCTGGGGCATGCCTGCGCTTAACCTGGCTTCGGGTCTGGCCAACTCCTTCTTCGGCTACAAGCAGTACCAGCTGGCCAAGGACACACTGGAGCAGGGCAAGAACCAGTTCAACCTGAACTTCGATGCCCAACGCAAGACCACCAATGCCGCCCTGGCTGATCGCCAGACTGCACGTGTCGCTGCCAACCCTGGTGCCTACCAGTCGGTGGGCGACTACATGAAGCAGTACGGCATCTAAGGAGAACCCGCTATGGCACAACCTATCCGCTGGGACAACATTAATGGCGCCGGACTGAGCGAAGCGTCCCGCCCGCTGGAATCTGCCCAACGCAGCTTCCTCGGCGCCTTCAATACGCTGGGGGATACCTTCGCCCAGCGGGAAGCAATCGACAATGCCAACGTGGCCAATACCAAGGTGAACAACACCAATGCCTTCCTGGATGCGATCGGCAAATATCGTTCGCCGGAAGAGCTGCGGGCCGCACAGGCGGCCGGTGGCGCCCTGGACCAGCTGCGCAGTCAGTTCGGAACCCAGATCGACGCCAATGCCGTGCGTGGTGCGGCCGATGCCCGTGTGGCTGCCCTGCAAGGCCAGGCACAGCAGGAGATCGCCTACAACCACATGATGACCGATGAACGGGTGGCACCGATCCTGGACCAGTACAAGGCGGCCCTGATTGCCGGGGATAGCCAGAAGGCGGCCGCACTGGATGCCCAGTACCAGCAGTTGGGCGGTCGTGATCTGGCCACCCTGAAGGCAGCGGCCGATAACCGTTCCCAGGAACTGGTGCAACGTGGCCGTCAATCGATCACCTTTGATAGCCAGCAGAAGAAGTTTGCCGATGACCTGCTCACATCGTCTGCCACGCGCCAGCACATGGCAACCTCGGATGCCACCAATTCCCGTGCGGTGGATGCCCAGGTACGCCAAATCGACTTCAACATCGACAACACCAGGAAACAGCAGGAAGCTGCGCAAGCAGCGGGTCGTGCGGCGGCAGCCAAGAATGCCCTGAAAGAAGCCGGCAATGTCTACCACAAGGGTATTTACGATGGCAGCCAGGCAGAAGAACTTCTGCAAACCATGACTAAAAACAACATCGGTGACAACAACGAGGACCGTACCAACATCCTGCGTATGGTTGAGAAGTTGCGCCAGGATGGTGTGGAAGTCACTGGCAAAGATGGTAAGACGGTGGTTCTGCATGATCTGCCAGTAGCAGCCATTGAAGCGGCCGTCTCCAGCTCCCGTGATGCCTGGTGGCGTGCGGGTTGGAACACCGGCTATGCCAAGGATGCCAAGACCCTGCTGGAAAACAATCTGCAACAGATCGTCAATAAGGGTGGCAAGGATACTAGCCCGGTCCTGGATGACCTATCGGCATTCAAGCAAACCATGCGCAATGTGATGGATAATGCTCCGCCCCAGCGCATGCAGGTAGTGAAGAATCCGTTTGAGGTGAAGCCCAAAAGCGGACGATAAGTAATCTGGTAATGGCTGTTTCTCCGAAAAAAGGTGGTCTGGAAGCAATTTCAGGCCGCCTTTTCTATATAATCGAGGCAATATTCCCTTTTGCCAACGAGAACAAGCCATGGCTGACGATACCGAATTCGACCTGAACGCCTACTTTAATGACCGCCTGGGTCCAGCGGGCGTGGACAAAATCAACGCCGTGCGGGCTGCCTCGGCCGACAAGCAACAGCAGCTGAATGCCTTCCGTCAGTCTCTGGCAGCCAGTACCTCTCCAGCACCTGCAAGTTCCCAAGCCAGCAACCGCAACTCCTGGGTCAACCAGCTTGGTTTTGACCCAGAAGAACCTGTCGGCCGGGCAGTCAACCTGGTTGCTTCCACGGTTTCCGGTGCCAGCCGGCAGGTGGTGGGCGCCATCGCTTCCCTGCCTACTACTCTGCGTTCTCTTACTGCCGAGAACCAAGCCACGCAACAGGATCAGGAAGCCTTCAACCGCTACTTGACTGGTAAGGCGTCGGCAGAGGACATGGCTTTGCTGCAGCGACCAGTAGCCCAGCCTTCCTTCGCTGCCGCCAAGACCGGCATGAGTGCTGCTCCGGCAGCCGATGCCCCCACCATGCTGCACTTGTTGAACCAGGCAGCCGGTGATCGCCTGAAGTCGCGTGCCATCAATGACACCTTCGACATCAGTTCAATCGAACACCAAGGCGCCAAGAACAAGCTGGACCAGGAACTGGGCAAGGATTTCCAGAGTTCGGTGGACAAGATCACGGCGGGTTGGGATGCCGGTAGGAAAGGGGCTTACCTGGATTCGGCTAAAGGCATTGTGTCCGGCATCGCCAATCTGCTGGCCAACACCGGTGAAGCAGTGGTCACCAATCCACAAGCCGTGGGTGAATACGTGGCCGAGAACGTGCCGCAGTTGTTCGTCGGTGCGCTAGGTGGCGTGGGCAAGACCGCCATGGCCCTGTCGAATGCCGGCTATGCGGCCGACTATTACCAGCAGGGTATTGAGCAATACGCCAAGGACCATGATGGTCAGCTGCCCTCCAAGGATGAGATGGGGCGCATTGGCATGTGGGCCGCTTCCTTGGCGGTAGCCGAGCACCTGGGTGACCATATCTCGCTCGGTGCTGCCCTGGGTAAGGACAGTACCAAGACCGCTTTCAAGAATTCTCTGCGCGCTGCGACCCAGGGTGTGGTTGGTGAAGGCGCCACGGAAACCTTCCAGACCTATGCGGAAGGAGAAGCTTCCGGCAAGCCAGCCTCCCTGCTGGACATCTATAAGGGTGGTGTGATCGGTGCCTCCTCCGGTGGCGTATTGTCGGGTGGTGGTCGTGCCGTGGCTGAAGCCAGCCGAGCTACACCGGAACATGCAGCTGAGCATGCTGACCAAGTACAGCAGGCAGCCGACTTCCAGCAAGCCGTGGCTGAGAACAATCCAGCCCCCTATTTCGACCCGTCACATACCAGCTATGATCCGGCCACCGGCCTGGGTGTCCTGTTCGCGGTGAACCAGAAGGAAGACACCACGCCTGAAGTGAAGCAGCAAAACCTGGACCAGGCAGTGAATGTCATCACTGGCTTGGAAGACCGTTTTGACTCCTTGAAAGAACAGCTGAAGTCCGTCAGCAAGGAAGAGATCCCGGCATTGAATGCGGAGCTGAGCAAGGTCAGCCGCTATTTGAAAGAGTCGGATAGTGTGCTGGGTGAGTTGACCACCCAGCTGGAACCGGCTCCGGCACCTGCTGAAATCAAGGCAACGGTGGAACAAGCCAATACGGCGGATGCTGAAGTCTCGGCACCGGCCGCTGAGCGTGTCCTGAATCTGGCCATGCGTAACGTCGACACCCTGACCAAACAGGATGCCGATGCCCTGGCTGGCAATACTGACAACGCTTTGACCCCGGCCCAGCGTGATTACCTGCGCACCTTCAGTGCTGCCCGCGTCGCCGACAACCAGCTGGCCACCATGGAAAAGGTGAGCCAGGAAGTGTTGCATGGCTCCAAGAAGAATATTGGTATCACCCAGTACCGTCAGCGAATTGGTACCGCGATTGCCTCCGGCAGTGCACCCCTGGCGCAACGCCAACTGGGCATGCTGTCCGACTTTGCTGCCGATCATGCCGGCAAGGCAGCTGCCGCGGCACAGGCCTTGTCCCAGAACGGGCTGGGCGCCCAGATCGTGAAACTGGGAGGCAAGTGGCAAGTAGCCGATCGGGAATACTCCCAGCGTGAGCTGAATAAACTGAAGGAGCAAGGGCAGAACGGCATGACCCTGAACTCCGGCCGCCTGGTGCGCGACATCCAGATCGAAGCCCAGGCACTGGCAGCGGCCCGTGACGAGATGACCAACGCCGTAGCCTTGCGCTTCCCGGACGCCGGTGTACAATCCATCTCCCCGGCACCGGTAGTTGCGCAAGAAAATAAGCAGGGGGAGGTTTCTAAAGAGTTAACTGGTCAGAGGGTTAAGGACTTGCCACGTTCAGAGTCTAAAGCCTCTGAAGGGGAGTCTGCTCCGCAGGTTCCAGTCAAGGAAACCAAGGCCAAAGACTCGTTGGCAGCAGCTGATGAGAAGCATGCCCGGCAAGATGCCCTGGTTAAGGAAGCACTGGCCAAGGCAGCAGCCCGCAAGGCAGAGAAGCAAGCTGCAGTAGAAGACCAAGCCCAGCCGGAGCGTGCGCCACAGACGCCGCCGCTGGCGGCGGATGTGCAAGCAGAAGCGACGGCTGATAAAGCAGTGGATAACACTGTGGACAAGTCCGAAGTTATCCCCACTGCAGTCACTCCAGAGTCCGAACAAGCCAAGCCCTATCAGCAGCGTGACCTGCTGCTGGCCCACTTTACCCAGAAGGCCGGCAAGGATACCGGTTCCACTCGGCCGCTGGTGCAGGCGCCTGGTTTCCTGGCTTCGCTGAAAGCCGATGTCTCGGCCGCCCTGCAATACCTGAAGGAGCCGACCCTCACCGAGCAGCAGCACACGGCCCTGTCGACCTTTGCTTCCCTGGCTTCGGACTGGGTGGGCAATATCGCCACGAACTTCGTGGCCGTGGCCAACCCGCTGTATCGCTACCGCGATATGAGCCAGTTCCTGATCGGTACCGACGGCAAGGTGGCGGCCAATACGCAGACGGCGATCGCTTACGCTGCTTTCTCCTGGCTGGCTGAAAACGCCAACCGCACCCTGTTCAATACCGACGAAGAGATCAATGCCATCCTGGGCCGAGATGAAGACGCCCTGGTATCGCAGGAGGCAGCCTATCTGCTGCGCGGTGTGGGTACCCGTGAGAATGTCGTGATCAATGCACTCGGTTCGCGTGTCGCACAGGCCTTGGGCCTGACGGCCCGGCCTGATGCTCCCCGCAACCTCGCACCTCAGCTGGAGAGTGCGCTTGGTGCCCATGCCATGAAACTGCTGCTGGACCAGGGCATCCTGGTGCGCAATACCTTGTCCGGCAAGGACATGGCCAGCGTCATGCCGAAGGGTGGCACGAACGAGAATGCCACATTCAAGTTCATTGCCGTGGTGGCTGAACAGGCCCAGACCAAGCAGATCCTGGAAGCCATGAAGGGCTCGCAAGGCGTGCTCGACAAGCTGTTCGGTGCCGAGCAAGGCCTGAAGGAACCGGCGTTCCGCAAGATCCCATTCACCCAGCAGACCACCCGCAACACGGACCAGACGGTGCCGAGCAGCGAGAAGGCCATCATGCAGCACGAGAATGCCCAGCCGAACCATCTGCGCCTGGACATGTGGCATCTGTTTGGCCAGCTGCATCCAGACATGGCCCTGGCCATTGCTGGTTTCGAGAGCATCAATCCGACCGTGACCCATGAGGTCAACCAGAAATCGATCGAAGCCAAGAACGATGGCCTGCGCCGGGAATACGAGCGGGCCATGGAATACTTCGGCATGCTGCAGGACCAGGATGTGCTGGAGAAGGCCATGTACTTCGATCACACGGTGTGGAAACAGCAGCGCGTGGGGATCAGCACCAACATGATCAACCCGCAAACGTCCAAGCTGCATCGCCGCCTGCTGTTCCGTCCGACCTGGGAAGTCGAGCTGCAGATGTCCGACCGCGATGGGATGGAGAACTTCAAGCTGCGGGTAGCGGAAGGCCTGGGCATCAAGACCGACAAGCAGAGCAATGAGCAATCGCTGGAGCAGCTGACTGCTACCGTCAACCAGCCGGAGATCAAGCGGGCGGTTGCCGTACTGCGCAAAGCCATGACCGAGGGGGGTATCTCCGCCGAGGAACAACAGCAGTTGGTGGCCGGCGTACAGAAAGGTGGCGAAGCCATGCACACGCTGGATGCGTTGGTGGCACTGGCCCATTACCTGAATGCTCTGGACGAAGGCAAGAACACTTTCACCACCCATCTGATGGGCGAGGTCGATGGCGTTACCAATGGCCCGATGCTGTCGCACCTGCTGATGGGCGCGGCGGAAACGGTGGAAGACCTGTACGCCCTGCTGAACAAGGGTGGCTTCTACGAAGAGGGCAGCGACCACAGCAACTACAACCTGTGGCGCGCAGAGGACGGCAATACCGACCTGTACGAAACCACCACGGCCCATGTGGTGGAGAACCTCCGCAATCTGCAGATCCCTGCCGGCCAGGCCAATGCCCTGTACACGCTCACCGGTCACCTGGTGAAAGATGACAAGGTGACCAAGGATGGCCGCAACATCATCAAGACGCCATTGACCGCCATGGTCTTCGGTTCCTCGGTGAGCAGTGCGGTGGAATCCATGGCCGACAAGTTCATCGAATCGGTGTACGGCAAGATGGAAGATGTGGCCACCGGCAAACTGGATCAGGCAGTGCTCCTGGCTTCCCTGAAGACACTGGGTGTCAACCTGGGTAATCCATCCATCGAAGAGATGATGAAGACGCCGCTGACGCCAGCCCAGATCGGCCGGCTGAAGCAAGTGTTCACGGACACCATCGGCAAGGCCGTCGGCGCAACCATGGATCAAGACTTCGAGGTGTTCATTCGACAGCGCCGCACCTTCAATTTGTCGGCCCAGCTGGCTTTCGACCTGTACCACGCTGCCTACACTGGCCTACGGGAACAGAAGATCGCCGAACTGGTCAAGGCCGGTGCCATTGCGGTCGATGGCAAGGGCAATCCGATCCATGACCTGACCAATGCCCAGGAGGCCGAACTGCGTGTCCAGGTGCAGGACATCCTGCCGCTGATGCACACCGCCTTCTCTCAGCAATCAGGTGAACTGTCCGCTGGTTTGCTGGCTTCCAAGTCGGCCCGCAAGATCAGCACCGACCGTAAGTACTCCGGTGAAATCAAGTTTGGCCAGCCATTCCCGGATGGCCCTGCCTCGGTGAAGACAGCTGCCTACGAACGCAGCGAAACGGCGCCCGGCGTAGCCATGGCGCCGATGAGCGTGCACGCCACCGATTCCTTCATCTCGCATACGGCGGCGATGAAATCGGAAGTGCTGAACAACCATGACGCACACACTACCGGTCTGGGCAACTTCAAGGAAGCGGCCGTCAACCTGAACCAGGCCACCTGGCAGGCCATGCTGAGCTACTCGCCAGCCAGTCAGATGGCCGATACCCTGACCCGTGTCATCCGCGGGGTGGCCGCCATGCAAGAAGCCGGCACCCTGCCACCACAATCGCAAGCCCTGCTGCAGGAGGTACTGGCCAAGTACGCCGCCCAACTGGATACCAAGCCGGGGGCCGTGCTCGACATCCAGGCCAAGGCCATGCGTGATCTGGCGTACCGGGCTGACAGCATGAAGTTTCTGGTCATGGAGAAGATGGGGGCGGTCGACCAGTATGCCCTGCAAGGTGGTCACTACGTGGTGACGGAAGCCGATCGCAAGGCGGTCAAGAAAGCACGCCGGGCATTGGACAGCTCGCTGTCGTCGGCCGACAACCAGGCTCTGGCCATCCTGTCTGCCCTGGCTTCCGGGGTAAAGAACAGCCAGACCCAGCCGGATACCGAACTGGACGTGAATCCAAGCGCTCTGCCGAGCGTTCGACCGGTGGCCGAGGTAACACCCCTGCCAGGTCCGTTCACGTCGCCATGGGGCGAATTGGGGGCTCCTGCGGTCATTTCCGATGCCTACCTGGTGGATGCTTTCAATCAGGATCCGGTGATGGATGCCAAACTGGCGGTGAAGACGCTGCGCCAGGCGTTAAGCAACGGGGAAGGCCGCATGGCCGGTTTCAACAACCGCCTGCTGGACTTGATCGAAAAGACCTTGCCGAAAGACGTGCAGGTCCAGTTGATCACCCCAGCCACGCCGGCTTCTGCTGTGCTGGCGAATGGCGCCGAAGAATCCCGTGGCTGGTTTGTGGCCAAGGGCGATCGTAAGCAGGTTAACCTGTTGTCGCCGGATTTCAAGTATTCCGGCCTGACGCCGGAAACCATGCTGCATGAACTGACCCATGCCGCCATTGCCACCACGGTGGAGCAAGCCTTGCAGGACAAGACTGGTCCGGCCTATGAGCTGGTGCAGGAACTGGAGTTGCTGCGTGCTCTGGCGCAATCGCATGTGACACAGAACAAGCTGAAGGGCTTTACGGCGGCACTGGAGAATGTGCACGAGTTCATCAGCTGGGGCATGTCCAACCTGGACTTCCAGCGTTCTGTGCTGAACCAGATCTCGATGCAGAGCAACACCACCGGCAACAAGCTGGTGACGGGCATGAAGCGCTTCATCGAAGCCCTGACCGGTCTGCTGTTCAAGGGGTCCAGCAAGACAGCCCAGGAGCAGATGGAAAATGGCATGGCGGTGCTGGTGGCCAATGTGTCTGGCCTGTTCTACCAGGCCGCGCAAACCAAGTCGAAAGCCGAACTGGTGCTGCACCAGAAGAACCAGCCGAACCTGAACACCTATAGCACGCTGGACATCTATGATGCCCTGGGTCAGGTCAATCCTGTGTCGCCGGTATCGGCTGCCTTCCAGGTACAGCTGAAAGGATTACTGACCGGTATTGTTGACACGTTGCATGGTCCGTTCGGCACCTTCAAGGCAGCCCTGATGCAGAACCAGGCCAGCACGCCGGCCGAGGTGTTTGCCAATGCCCTGCAATCGGGGGTGGCACCGTTCGCCTCCAAGTCGCTGGCGGCCGGTTTCCGCATCAGCGAGCAGGAAGCCTACGTGCTGGAGCAGGTCGAGGCCACAGTACGGGCGGCACTGGAAGACAAGGAAGGCCATACCACCCTGGCGTATGAGGAACTGGCCAAGCTGTACCAGGAGGCAGCCACCAGGCTGCAAGGCCAGATGCCGCAGGCTCTGTATGACTTCGTGTTCAAGCTGGAGGCCGGCGCCGACGGCAAGTCGGACTACCTGGCCCGCTTTGCTGCCCTGGGCCTGGCCCATGAGGAGACGGCCAACCTGCTGAACTTTGCGACCCAGGTCAAGACCAAGCAGCAGTTGGCTGGCTTGACCCTGGCCGACAAGCTGCACGCGGTGTACGACATGGTGCTGGCTTTCCTGAGCCGTACCTTTACCCACACCTTCGAGGGCCAGCAGGCGGATGCCAAGCTGGAAGCCCTGGTGACGCAGCTGGTGGGGATCGAAGCCAAGAAACGCATGAAACTGGGCCAGCAACGCAATACCACCATGGCACTGATCGAAGACACCTTGCACGATCTGTCGGAAGGCGGTCGCAGCAAACTGGAGGACTTCCTCAAGTCGCCATTCTTCAAGACCAATACCAATGCCTTTATCAAGGCCGCTGGTTCGGTGGGCGCAGCGATTGCCGGTGACAGGGCCGACCTGATCATGGAAGGCATTGCCAAGATCCGTGATGAGCACTTCCGTCAGCGCCATGGCCCGATGGCTGGCATCATCAACGAGATCCGCGGTAGCAAGCCGGACAATGTGCTGTTCCACAAGCTGCTGCGCGCCTCCAAGCATATCGAAGGCCTGCGCAAGGACATCATCGCCAACACCACCAAGTTCATACTGGAGAGCTTCAAGGATGGTGGCAACTACCTGTCCAAGGAAGACAAGGCGGCCATCTCCGCCGTGTTCCTGCGCACTGACCTGGCTTCGCTGGTGGGGCAGTACGGCATGCACGAACTGGGCAAGCTGATCGCCAACCCAGGTATGCTGCAGAAGGAGATTGCCCGTCTGGAAGGCCAGCTGACTGGCTTTGCCAACTTCGGCCATTACTTCGTGAAAGGCGCCAAGCTGCTGGGCTATTACAAGGCCACCGGCCGGGTTGCCGGCGCCAACCTGATGTTCAATGCCGGGAATATCTCACTGCTGTATGGTACCCAGTTTGCCGGCCGCATTGCACCAGCCATGGCGGCCAAGGCAGAACCGGTGATTGACAAACTGGTGTCGCTGTACGCCCTGGCGTATGTGGACCAGAACCATCTGGCCAATGCCCAGGCCGTGCTGGCCACCGAGAATGCCCGCACCGATGGCAACGGGATCGAGATGATCCTGAAGCTGCATAAGCAACTGCAGCAGCAATCCAAGGACCGCCTGTTTGTGGCCGGCGAGCCGCTGTACATGAAGGGCTATGTGCCGGAGGCGTACAACCCCTACATCTCGATCGTGGCCGCCGACCAGGCCACCGGCGAGCAGTTGGTCAACCAGGGTTACTCGGAGGGTGCTGCGCTGCATGCTGACAAGGTGGACCCGGACAAGTCGGCCAAGCGTCTGTATAAGTTGCAAGATGGTGGCTTGCAGTCCTACCTGACCGGGGTGTTTTCCTACACCGGTACCCGTGCCAAGGGCAGCCAGGTGATCAGTGGCGGTACCAATCTGCTGACCAGCCAGGGTCTAGCCAATGTCACCACGATGCAGACCATCGATGCCGGCAATGTGCCGCGGGTGCGCGACATGTTCAATGCCGATCCGAACTTCGATCCGCGCAAGGTGGGCGGTGCCTTCCTGGCACCGGTACTCAATGCCCAGGGTGATGTAGTGAATTACCGCTACATGATGAACGAGAACACCAAGGACACCTTGCTGGAACGGGACAACCGTTTCGAGCAACTGCTGGGCAAAATGGCGGGCAATATCTTCGACAAGGAAATGACCAAGGAGCAGAATGCCACGGCGGTGCAGGCCTTGAAGGACCAGTACGATGCGGAATATGCTACCCGTCACCACAGCTATCTGCGGGTGGGGGCCAACAGCACGGATCCGGAGCTGCGTGAGATCTGGCGCCTGCTGCCGGAGAGCACCAAGCAATCGGTGCGGGATATCTGGGGTGGCAACAACATGATGGTGCGGGTCGATCTGCTCGACATCAACTTCGGTTACCGCAAGCTGTCGATCGCGGATGTGCTGGACAAGGATGTGCAGCAGCACAGTGCCGTGGCACGGGTGCTGGCGGAAATGGCGACGTTCTTCTTTGGGGACAAGGCGAATCTGCGACTGCGTCAGGGGGAGGATATTTGGCAGGCCTTCGTGCGTGAAGCCAAGGACACGATGGTGGTGAAGTCAGGGGTCACCCTGATGGGGAATATCAGCTCGAACATGACCGAGCTGCTGTGGTTTGGTGTACCGTTGCCGGACATCCTGCGCCACCACCGGGTGGCCATGAAAGGCGCCCTGGCGTACCGTAAGGACAGTGAGGCACTGGAACGGATCAATCTGCAGCTGTCCACCAAGTATCTGCCGGCCGGCAACCAGCGTGAGCTGGAACGCCAGAAGGTGATCTTGGAGGATGCCCTGGCGCGTAATCCGGTACGCCAGCTGATCGATGCGGGCTTGATGCCAACCATCGTGGAGGATGTGGCGGCGGACGATGACATGTACAGCTTCAAGGGACGCTTCACCCGCAAGGTGGACGAGTTCACTGACAAGCTGAATCCACATGTGGTGGACACGGCCAAGACACTGGTCATTGCGCATGACACGCCGCTGTACAAGGCGCTGTCGTATGGTACCCAGCTGTCGGACTTCGTGGCCCGATACACGCTGTACCAGCACATGACCAACCGTGCACGCAACCCGATGGGCACTGAGCAGGCAATCCAGCTGGTGTCGGATGCGTTCATCAACTACGACGTGCCATCGCACCGTCTGCTGCAATACGCCAACGACATGGGCTTTGTGTACTTCTCGAAGTACTACCTGCGCATCCAGAAGATCATCATGCACCTGTACCGGGAGAACCCGGCCCGTGCCCTGATGCTGCTGATTGGATCGCACTTCTTCGATGCGGTACCGACCTTGATGGACTCAGCTGCCGTGCACCGTCTGGGCAATCCGTTCAGCACCGGGGCACTGAAGTACGTGACCACCCTGGATGAACTGGGCACGGTGAATGCGCTGATGTCGCCGTTCAAATAAGAAAAGGGAGTGGGTCTTTCGATCCACCCCCTCTCTCAACTCGACCAGCGAGACGTGTTTGTTTTGAGTTTCGATGCTCTGAAGTTATCCTCTGGCAGTTGTCTCTGCCGGGGCGACACTCTATTGTGTCATATAGGTGTTTGCGTCTCTCACCTGACGATGTGTTTAGGCCTGTCATCTGGCACAAAAGGCTTGTTTCCAACGGTGTGTACGCGCAGCACAGGTGCTGGGTAGTCCGTAATTGTGGCCACCTTTCTGGAGCAGGTGAAGTACACCCGCAATTCGATAAACAAGGAGGCCAACTCCTATGACCGCGGCTACCGCTGGTCCACCCTCCCCGTAGCGCATATATGGGATTGCTCCCTCAGCTTGCTACCTGATGTTTGGGCGTGGAGTTGGCTTTCTTGTTGCCCCTGCTCTTTACCGCGGCAAGGGCTTTACGGTTACTTCTCTTTCTTCCTGGTTACCCAGTCGTGCACTGCCATGACAATGGCCAGGCAGAACGGTGCACCAATGGCGGCCAGCGATACTGCAATTCCCATGACGGCCGACAGCACAAAGCCTACGATCGCCACGACAATGGCGAGTATGGCCAGCACACCAATGCCGATTCCCTTAAGGATAGCTCGGATTTTCATGTGCTGGCCTGTGGCTTAGCCGAACAGGGATTTGGCAGGCGCCGCAGCCGGAGCAGATACGGTTTCTTCCTTGGCTTCGCCGGCAGTCTCTTCCGCTGCAGCCTGGGAGGCTTCCTCGGTTTCCACCGCGGTAGTTTGCTCGGTACGGGCCGCCGCCGCTTCAGCTGCTGCCGCCGTGGCTTGCTCGATCGCTTCCTTGGCGGTAGTCGGGGCTGGTTTGGCTTCCTGTTTGCCCGACTGACCGGCCGACTGGTTGGCGATGGCGGCACCCACCGTACCGGCACGCGGTGCACGGGTGACAGGCTTGATATCTGCCTTCACTTCATCGATGGTCAGGTCGGCGATCAGGCCTTGTTCACCACGGGTCATGGAGAACTTCACGGTCAGGGTTTTACCCTCGACCTTGATGCCCTGGTTGGCCACGTATTCCTGCACGGCCTTTTCGATTTCTGCTTGTTCGAGTTGGAGTTTCATGTTGTTTCCTTGGTTTAAAGATAATGCTACGCCACCTTCAGCTGGGACACCAGCATCGGTAGCAGGGATTGGAAAGTGGTCGTGCGCACGCCGGCATAAATTGCTGCGGTCGCATCGGCCATGTGTTCGGCCTTGGCTTCAGACACGTACTCGATGCCCTTTTCCTTGTAGGTTGGCCAGGGGGCTTCGGGATGCTGGGCCTGTGCCCAGGCGATCATGTCCTGTTTGGTCGCGGTCTTCTTGCCGACGGACGCCATCTTCACCTCGGTGGGAGTCACCTCGAAGAAGGGGATGCCCATGGCACGCAAGGCACCCAGCACACCCACGCAGATGCCATAGGAGGCCATCGCGCGGGCGGACTGGGAACCGACCGGGACTTCGACAAAGATCGCCTGGGCGCCTGCTGCGGCCTCCAGCGCACCCCTAGCCAGCTGTTCCGCTGCCAGCAGGTCTTTGCTGTTGGTCCGCACCTGCTTGCTGTCTGGCTTGACCGGATTGATGACCGATAAGCCAGACACACGCAGGGAGGAATTACGCAGGTTGGCAGGGTCAACCGAGATGATGCCCCGGCTGACGCCCCAGTTGTTCATCGACGGGTCGAAACCGACGACGATCAGCTCCTTAACCGACATCGCTGCCTTCACCATCGACAGCGGTTTCAGCAGTCTGATCACCGGCCGGTGCTGCCAGGTCCACCGCCATGAAGGCGAAGGGCAGGGTAGCGAACAGGCTCAGGGCTGCCGAGACACCACCCTGGAAGGCACGCAGCTTGTCGCCTTCCAACACCACCTTGGTGGGGGTGTCGTTGTGGCCGATCTGCACTTCGATCTCGATACCCGCAGGTACCTGGAACAGGTGTTCCGCCTGGGCACGCTGACGGCCATGCCAGTTGACCAGGAAGCCAGCGAATTCATCGATACTGCCGATGCTGACCAGTTCCTGCTTGGGATCGGTGGCTGCCGCCGTATCGCCGATGGTCAATTCCTTGTCCAGGTCTTCGTTGCCAGGGGTTGCTGCATCGTCCTTGGCGATCTGCTGCACCACCCAGTCCCAGTACGGCATGGCCGTAGCCTGGTCCTTGTGGGCTTCCACCCACATGGGCGTGGTGTAGTAGTCGTGCTCGTTGCTGTCGAAGTACTTGGCCTGCAGCTCAGCGCTGCTCATGCCGAAGTCTTCAAACTCATAGGGCAGGTCGGGCGTCTTGTCCACGAAGACTTCCGGGGCGTGTTGGTCGCTCATGCTGCACCGCCTTTCTTGAAGGCGTTGACAATGCCGCGGAAGATGAAGTCCTTGGCTTGCTGTGCGGCCGGCAGATCGCTGTAGGGCACCATGCACGGATGGGTTTTGGCCACCGGATCCTTGACTTCACCGTACTGCCAGCCGTTGGCCAGCTTTTCGGTCATCCAGGCGGCATGCGATTCAGCCGGCGACATCTCGGTGGACAGGTGAGCTTCGACGCCATTACGGGCCGATACACGCTGCCATTCCGGGGCATCGGTCCAGGCGGGCTGGGATTCATCTCCCATGGCCTGGCAATAGGCACGGTTGGCTTCGTGGCAGATTTCCGCAATCAGTTCCGGCTCGTCACGCAGACGCTGGTACAGACGGTAGCCTTCCAGCTCCCACAGACGGTTGACAGCCTGGGCATAGCAGTCCCTGTGGGCCAGCTCTTCGCCCTTTTTCTGGTCGAACAGGCGGGCATCGACACAGGCCGACTTGCCAATGGCCAGGTTGAACTTACCATCCAGCAGTGCCAGGCACAGCGTGGTGGTGGTACCGGGTACCACCTGGAAGCGGAACTCGGTACGGTCGATCAAGGCCTGAATCTGCGGCGGAGTAACACGAGGAATGTTGTTGGTTTCCATGTTCTCTTTCAGAGAGGGTTAAAAAACCCCCATGAGGGGACATGGGGGCTCGTTTACTACGGTGTAGCGGGTCCAGCTATTGGGGGTCCGGAGGCTGGTGATCCGGTGATGGGGTTGTTCGGGGATTAGCCGAACAGCGAGGAGGCTGGCTTGGCAGTGCCACCGGTGGCTGCAGCGGCACCTGTACGGGCTGGGGCGCCTGCCGTGCCGTTACCGACTGGCTTGAAGCGGTCGATCAGCTTTCCGGTGTTCTTCTCGGCCCAGTCCTTGTAGAACTTGGCTTCATCCGCTTTGCCCTTGATCTCGGCCACGGTCATGTTCAGGAACTTGTCCTTGGCGCAGAAGAACTTGTCGACTTCGTTGATGAAACGCTCGTCGTTGGTGTCGACGTATACGCCGGCATCGTTCTTGATCTGCTTGTTGACGCGTTGCTTGACCACGCCGACATTGATCTCCTGACCGATCAGCTGGGTCAGCACTGGTACCTTGGTTGGTACTTCGGCCTTGGCAGCCGCGCTGTAGATGTTGACCAGCTTGTCTTCGGTTTCCAGGTCGGACAGTTGCACGCCCGTGGTCAGCTCGGCCAGGCCGTTCATGATCAGGAAGCCAGGCAGGTATTGCTCATTGCCGTCCTTGTCAGTGTAAGTGTTCTTCTGGCCTTTGGCTTTGCCGGAGGTGACGTACTGGCTGACGCGCAGTTCCTGGTTGTCGGCCTTGTTCTTCAGGGTGACGAACACGCCCAGGGCGCCGCTGTCGGATTCCTTCAGGTAGGCCATGGTGACGGCCATGTTCAGCAGGCCGGATTCAAACAGGCGGCCACCGCCGAGGGAGTCTTTTTCACCAGCGATGGAAGCGTCGGTTTTCAGATTTTTGAGCAGGCTCATGGTATTTCCTTTAATTTTCAGGGTTTGTTTCGATGTGAGTGGCTACTAACGTGGCCGGGGGTATCTGCCCGCTCGAAGCAGAGACAGGCAGTGTACTGCAGGATTTGCTGCTGGTAAATCTTTATGCGTAGTACTGGTGCAGACGGTCCAGTACCTGCTGGGCATTGTTGTCGATGAAGGTTTCCGTCACCATCCACATGCCCATCGGCCCCCGCAGGCGTTCGCCCACGGTGTCCTTGGTCAGCCTGGTTTGGAAGCAGTGCTTGTAGCCCAGGGCTTCGTCTTCTGCCGAGATGTTGAGCAAGGCGTTCGGGTAATCCTTGAGCACCTTGATCGGCACCTTCTTGGCCGAGATGACCTGGCTGAAGAAGGATTCGATGCCGTTGTTCTTCAGGCTACCTTTCACCGGTACCTTGGTTTCCATCACCATGTCATCTTTGTTCAGCTCGTCGGCCGAGTGGGCCAGGAAGATCACGTTCTTGGAGCACTTGGCCACGTACTGCTGCATCAGGTTCTTGAAGTACTGGGCGTACTGGCCCCAGGCCGATTGGGTATTGGCCGAGCCGATAACGTACAGCGACTCGAACATGTCCATCAGGTAGGTCTGGGTATCGATCACCACGGTGTGGATGTGCGGCTGGCCTTCGACCCAGTCGAACGCTTCATAGACCTGCAGCGGATCGGTCACCGTCTTCTCGATGAACTTGGACTTGAAGGGCAGCTTCTTGCCGGATTCGCAGTTCAGGTACAGCACACCCTGCGGATCCTTCAGGCCCATCAGCGATGCGGATTTGCCGCCAGCCGATTTGCCTACGATCAGGATCAGGTTGTCATTCACTTGGGACATGATTTACTTTCCTTCTGCTTTGTTGAGGGCAGCGATTTTCTTGTTCAGATTCTCGCGGCGCTTGACCAGATCGGCTTCGGTCTTTTCCACCTGCTGCCGGCCGTAGGCAATGGCGGCTGCTTTGGTTGGGTACAGGTTGTTGATGTGGACTGTTTTGCCGGATTCCAGTTCGTCGTACTCGTGGTAGCTGTGCAGATATGCACGCTTCACCACCCGTACTTCCACTGGTTTAAAGGAGGGCTGCAGCATCCAGGCGTTATAGGGGTACTTGCGTTTTTCTGTGCTCATGACTTTCCTTTGTAGGAATCGAAGAAGCGCCCGGAGGCGCCTGCTTCACTGGTTTGGATTTATGGGGTACCACGCTTGGCGATGGCCTTGGTCACGCTGATCATGATCGTGCTGAAGATCTCCGACTCGTCCAGCTTGTCAGGCAGCTTGTCGTTCAGGTTGACCACGGCGTTCTGGATCTGCTCCAGGGTGAATTCACCATCGACCAGGATCATGGCGTAGCGCAGCAGCATGTTGTTGCGGTTGCCGTCACCGATGTTGTTGATGACCCAGCGTTCCAGATTGTCCATCGATTGCTGGTCCTGCAGGCGGGCCTTGCGCTCTTCGTTCTTACTGGTTTTCGGAATGAAGGGCAGTACATCCAGCAGATCACCATCGAGATACTCGTAGTGACCATCATGCGACATCCACTTGCGGGCACGCTGACCGGTCTGGTCATCGACCTCGAACGGCAGCCACTCGTAGATGTTCTTCATGAACTCCTTGTAGTCCTTGGCGTCCAGCTTCAAGGTGTAGTTCATCGGCAGGATGATGCGGAAGCGATCGCCATTGCCGTCCACCTGGTGCCGCTTGGTGGTGTAGAACAGCGCCTTGTAGCCGGTCAGCAGCGCCTTGGCCGTCGACAGATTGCAGGTGTCATCGACATCGATCACCAGCAGATTGAAGCCAGGAATGGCATTGTCTTCGCTGCGGTGGCCGTTGACGACATGGTGGTTGATCCAGTGCAGGCCGGGCGCCTGGGTCAGGCGGTGCAGCTTGTCCCACGGTGCCTGCTCGCCCTGGTAGCCTTCGGCCAAGTCCTGGCTGTAGGCCACCACCATCTTGTTCAGGTCGGTGATCTCCAGCGTCTCACCACGGAAGAACTCGATGCCGTCGGCAAAGGCCTTCTTGATGATGATGTTGTTCTTGTAGCCGTAGGCGATGGCCAGAGTCATCATCTCCTGCTTCTGGCTGGTCGCGCCACGGTAGAACGGCAGGTCTTCCACCAGGTCGGCCTGGGTCACGTCACGCCGGCACGTTGCAATGTACTTGGCCAGCTTGACGTAAGGACGGTCGCGTGTCAGCAGCTGGTTAAAGGCATCACCGGATTCTTCCGCCAGCTTGACGGCATTGTAGAAATGGTCGGTGGTGACTTCCGGCGACTCATCAATGAAGGCGTAGGCGCCGGCCAGCTTCAGTGCCTTGAAGTAGCGGTGGCTGATTTCCGCCTTCTTGATCTCTTCATGCTCCGGCAGATCCCGTGCGATCTTCTCGCACTTCTGGCGGTACTCGATGACCAGCAGGGCAGTGTCCTTGGACATGACCAGGCGCTTGTTGACGTTGATCATGCCGGCCAGATTCTCCAAGCGATCGGACAGCTGATCGAGAAAGATGTTGGTCTGCTTGTTCGTCATCATGTCGTACACTTGTTCCGGAGTCAGCTCGTGCTGCTCGTTGACCACCCGGCTCCAGCCGAAGAAGCAGCGACGGGCATAACCGGTTTCCAGCATGGAGAACAGTTCTTCTTCCGTCTTGCTGCCATCGAGCAGCTTGGAAGGTGTACCGAACAGCAGCATGTTGGTGGGTGTACTACCGACGATCTCTTCACCGCGGGCACGTTCACTGGTGTTCATCACCAGCTTGGTTTTCACGCGGCCGACATCGTACAGTTCCAGGAAGGTGTTGAGCACTTCCACATTGGACAGCAGGTTGGAGCCGATCTCATCGATCTGCAGATTCATCGAGCCGGCCATGGCCATCAGCAGCTTGTGGCGCAGCTGCTTGACGGCCGGACTGGTGCCGGAATCAAAACTGAATACCAGCGAGCCGAGGGAATCGAATTCCTTCTGCACCCGCACCAGCTCTTCGTCCGGATCGGTCCCCTTGCGGTTGGCACGTTTCAGCGACAGCTTGGGCAGGTTGTCTTCCGACAGCAGCGGGAATGTCTCTTCCAGGAACTTCATGCGGAAGCGGTTGATCACCTCGTTCTCCACGATGTTGGTGGAGAAGCCCTTACCCGATCCGGATGTGCCCAGATTCAGTGCATACAGGTTAATGGGGACATCACCCCGGTCATGGGTGACAATGCTGGCGCGCATCATGGATGCCACCAGGCTGAAGTAGTATCCCACCAGCACACGGAAGAACAGCGGGTTGGAGTTCTGTGTCTTCTGGCACAGGATACTCACCAACTGTTCAGCCGTTGGATGGTAGGTCATTTCGTCAAAGGTTTTCATGGTCTTCCTTGGTTTCAGGAGGTTGCGATGAGGGAGTTTAGTTGTTGGGGTCGAACTCTCCGTTCAGGATCAGGCGATCCTTCTGGGTGCAGCCATCGTAGGCATTGCAGTAGCCGCAGGCCTTGACCATGCCCGGCACCTCTTTCACGGCACCCTGGCCAGCCATATCGACGGCCATGTAGGTGTACGCCTGGGTACGGGTGTCAAAGTTCTTGGTGCTGCGCTTGGCCGTGATGTCGCCGTTCTTGTAGTACTTGAAGACCGGATCCGAACGCCACAGGTCATCGCCGGCGCATTCCGGAATATCACCTTCCGGTGCATCCCAGTACTGGTCCAGCAGGTCCAGCTTGTGCTTGACCCAGGCGTCGGTTTCGCGTTCCGACTTCAGGCGCAGTACCTGCTTGAGCATGCGGTGCTGTGGGTAGCTCGGATCGGCCTTGGCCATGGCGCGCATCCAGTCCATGAAGATGTGCATGATGATCATGTCGTCCTTCGTGATCTTGCGCACCGCATGTTCCGGGTTGGCATCCAGCCAGCGATACAGGGAACCCTGCATGATCTGCTTGTCGGCATTGCGTTGCTGCTTGTAGGACAGCACATTGGCGGTCTTGAAGTCCTGCACCTGCTGTTCGGCGGCGAAGTCAAACTTGCCGGTGACGGTCCATTTGCCGACCTTGCGACGCAGACGCTGCTCCATATAGACCGGGATGCAGTCCGGATGGCTCAGCACGTAATCGTCGGTCGGGTTAACCACGACACGGTTACCGACCTGGGCCGGGATACCCAGCGCCAGCAGGGCCATCTTGCGGCTCAGTTCATCCTTCCAGACGCGTTCGATGCTGTCGTGGATGGAGGCGCCCATGCGGTTGGCCGCACGTTCCATGATGTCCGGCAGGATGACTTCACCGGGGGGCAGTTTGGCCAGGCGATCGGACAGGATGATCTGGCGCAGGGGTTTCATCAGCGTGGTGGCTGAGATGGTGTTGGGGGTGGGGTCGTAGTCGTAGCTGTCCGAAGCCAGGAACACAGCCAGGGCCAGCGGCAGATCCGATGTGTTGGTGTAACGTGGTTGCATGGTTACCTCGATGGATAGTTGATCGGAAGAGCGCCGGGAAGGCGCCTTGTTACTGTGCTCTGCTTACTGTTCTGGCTTCATCAGCTCCAGGAAACGCGTCAGCGTGTCGCGGGCTTCCTTGATGTCATCGTAGAACGATTTGCCACCGGTGCGGCAACCAGGCACCAGCAGCTTCTTGCGGGCGTGCAGCACGGTACCGGTCGGGTCATCACCGGCCTGGATCGGGAACATCTTGTTCACGACGTAGGTATCGGCTTCGGTGATGCCGTTCGGGATGGCTTTGTAGTACTGCGGATATTTTTCAGCCATGGTCATGTCAGTACGCCTCCGGTGGTTATTGGAATTGTTCAGGGTTTCGGTCAGGGCTTGATGGGTAGGGCTGGTTGCAGGGCCGGGCTTGATCTTGTAGCCTCCGACCACCATGCAGGTTTCGCAAAATGGGCTGGCATGGGCCGCCATGTTGATACAGGATTTAGTCTGGCACGGCGAGGGAATGCGGTCATTCATCTGATGTCCTTTCAGGATGGGAATAAGTGGGGCTGGCATGGTACCAGCCCCTGGCTTACCTGTTAGAGGAAATACTCCACAGGTTTACCGGCCCAACCTTGAGGTCAGGCCATTCCAGCTTTCATGCCGTGGCGACGTTGGCACCGAAACTGATCGGGCAAGCACCGGTACTGCAGTCCACGTGCTCCTGGCCCACATCTTCCTGCACATGGGTATCACGCAGGATGGCAGCCGAGATCTGATCGAAGACCGCCTTGGTGACAGGCTCTTCGGGCAGGTACTCGTAGGCGGAGGTGTCGGACTGCGGCATGACCGAACAGCAGCGGATGGAAGACTGACCGTGCAGCAGGGTGGTCAGGAAGGCACGATAGTCCACCACTTTCGGGTTGTACTTCAGGGTGTAGCTGACCTGGTTGCCGGTTTCGCGCAATGGCGTTGCACCATCTTCGGCGACACCGGTGATCCACCACTTCTCCATCAGACGCAGGTACTCGTACTGCTCTTCTGGCGTCGCTTCGGCCGCAGTGACCAGCGCATCGCCCATACCCAGGGTGCAGATGGCCGGCACAGTGGGGAAGCCCACTACTGTGGTCCCGGAGTAGGACTGCAGCTTCTTCACCGGATAACCCTGCTTTTCGTAGGTGGCGATCAGCGGGTCATCGTTGCGGAACTGCACCCAGCGCAGGAACTCCCGCATGGAAGGCAGGTGGGCACCCTCGGTCAGGCCGAACAGCTTGGAGGTGGTACCAGCTGGCTTCATGGTGGTGTCGGTATGCGGTATCGCCACACCCAGTGCGGTAGCATAGGCCTTGGCTTCGTCCTGTACGGCACGCTTGAAACGGCTCAGCATCTGCCAGAACGGCAGTGACTTGGCTTCATTGACCAGGTCTTTCCAGCCGAAGCCGAAACGTGCCCAGGCATATTCATGCAGGCCGGTCATGCCGACGCCAATGCGGTTGGTGCGCTTGACTTCCTTGCCGTACATGGAGTCCATCAGGTTGGTGCGGATCAGGGCACGAGTAGCGACACGGAAAGCATCTTCTGCGTCATTATCGCTATCACTGTGCTCCAAGTATTGAATCAACTTACTGCCAACCATCTTGGTACCTTGGCGAGGAGCTTTGACGGCATGGAAGGGCACCACGTCAGCGATGACGCAGTAGGCACCCAGCAGGTTCAGCACGATCTCACCGCACGGATTGGTGATCACCTTGTACTTCATGCGCGACCACACCTGGGCCAGGACACGGGCCAGCTGCTTGCCTTCCTGGGTCAGCTGGTACTTCTGGCTTTCGGCGAACTCACCATCGAGCAGGAAGTCGGCACCTTCTTCGTTCCAGGTCAGGCGTTCCACCGTGATGAAACCAGGTTCACCGGTACCATCGAAGTAGGCTGCCTCGCAGCTGGCGGAAAACACTTTCCACGCATGCACTTCTTCCGGCGTGAAATGGCCCTTGCCCACCAGTTGATGGAACATGCCCTTGTCGGTCAGCTGGTAGGAGTGGGCCTGCATGGCTTCCGCTACCTTCTTCACCGCATCCCAGAAAGCCAGGTCGACCATCACCGAATTGTTGGAGGACCATAGGAAGCCGCCGCGCTTCAGCTCGATGAAGCCAAAGATGGAGGGGTCGGTGTAAATCTTCGTGGCCATGCGTGCCGCTCGGCGGGCACCGCCGACGAGCACGCACTCGGCAGCATAGTGGTCGGCATACATGGTGGCCCGCCAGGGTGCCATGCCGGCATCGCGCAGGACTGCCATCTTGCGGATGGCTTCCATCATCGGCCCAGGTCCGGAGGCTGGACGGCCCTGCATGCCGCCGATCGGTGCACCGCGTGGACGGACATTGGAGAAGTCCAGGATCAGCACGTCGTTCTTGAAGCAGCCGGCAAAGGTCATGGTTTCGATCTTCTCGAAGGCCTGTGCCCAGCCTTCACGGCTGTCCGGTACGTCGAATACGTGCAGAGTGCGGCCGGCATACATGTGCTCGGCATCGCGCCGGGCATACGGCTTGATCTCGCCGGAGCCGACATCCTTGTGGAAGCCGTCGATGGTGCAGACCACGATGGGCATCAGGCGCCAGTCCACCTGCATCATGGCGTCGTCATAGCAGCGGCCGACGCCGGAGCCATTGAGCAGCAGGTAGAACTCCAGGAAGGTCATGGCGGAAGTGGAGCAGTTGGTGAACACTTCCATGTTGCGGGTGGGTTGGGTGGCGTCGCCGTGCTGCAGATGGCGACCCGACATCAGGAGGGAGGCTTGACGCAGGTGGTGGTGCATGGCGTCGAATTCCTGTTGACGGAAGTCCGGCCGTGGTTCGAGCAGGCTATTACCGATGGCAACACGTTCTGCCACATCGGCCCAGCCTTCGATGACCACGTCACCGATCACGTTCAGGGTAATCTTGACCCGCTCACCATCCCCCTTGTCCACTGTGTAGCCATCGATCTTGATGTGGGCCGACTTACAGTAGGCAGCCACCTCATCATCGAGGGCAATGTCATCACGACGAGGCAGGTCGATCTCTTCGAGCCGGATGGAAGACTTGGTGATCTTCCGGTTCACGGTGCGATTGGCGACCGCCTCACCCATTCCTGGATCGTAGCTCCTGGCTGGAGTACGGTAGGAATTGCGCGGGGAGGTTGTTTGCATGGTTTCTTTCTCTTATTGCAGTGGAGGAAAAAAAGGAGCCAATGCACGAGGTACAGAGGCTCCGGGGAAATCCGTCACGAGCATGGCAGCACTAGACGGTGAGGCTTTAATCCTACAGGAAAAAACCATTGCTCATGACAAATATTTCTGGTCGTTATTATTTCATTAACGACTACAAGTCATGCTGCGTATTTAATAGTCACCGCGGGTCAGAGCGGCCCACGACACCGGGTACAACGGGGCGATGATTGCATCAATCTGGCGTGCGATCTCCTGGCTTTCCTTCTGCGCATGGCCGTCGGCACGCTGGTTGTACATGTTGGCGAAGGCATACAGCGAACCGGTCAAGGCCCAGTGCACCTCGGCACCCTGTGGCAGCACCAGGCGGGCCATTTCGGGCGCCACACCGTCTGCAATCATGTCCAGGTAGATGCTCACCACATGCGCGGTGACCTCGGTGTACACCTTCTTCCATTCATCACTGCGGATATGGACGCCGGCCGAACCCTGCTTGATGCTGCCTTCAGGAGCGGCACGGAAGTGCTCCGGGATGAAGATGATCGGCTCGGACTTGATGTAGCGACGGCTCTCTTCCGATTCCACCATGCCGATCTTGTGCTTGAACAGCTGGCGGGCGATGGCGATCGGGGCTTCCATGCGCAGGCTGATATGTGGGTGGCCGAATGGCACCCAGTGTTCCGGAATTTTACGCAGGTAGACGGCCAGGTCTTTGGCTTTCTTGAAGGCCTCTTCCGCATTGGCACTGTCCAGGTTCAGGCTCAGCATACGGTTGATCAGACCTTCCCAGTCGCCGGAGGTCATGCCACGGGCCAGGAACTTGATCAGTGAGTGGTTCTGGGCTTCGGTGAAGTTCTCCGCCAGCTTGGCGAAGGACAAACGTGCAAAGTTCGCAACGTCCATATCAGTGAGATAATGATTCTGATATTCAACTTTCATGGGGGTAAATCCTTTATGATAGAGGGCAATTTTATGGGTGATGTTACAAAGTGAGCACTCACCTCATCTGAAGGAGTGATCTCTATGTCCTGCGAAGACAACGTCTGCGGCACTGGCGGATGGACCGGTCCCAAACCAGGGGATCCGGACAACGCCTTGACGCTGCGTGCGAACTCGGTGTATGGCGGTATTAACGTGTCGTGGAGTTTCCCGACAGTCAATCCGCAAGCAGTGGCCCACACGATTCTGTATCGTGGCACCAACAATGTTTTTGAGCAAGCGGTAGAGCAAGCACGGGTGGGTGGCAACATCTACTTCGATGCACTCAACCCTACGGCCGACACGGAATACTGGTACTGGATCCGTGTTCGTACCGTCAACGGTACCTTGAATGATGCCATCGGCCCGGTATCAGCCATTGCTCGCCCACGCGGTGAGCAGACACTGGAGTCCTTGACTGGCTTGATCGATCACGGTGTGCTGGCCCAATCCCTGAAGGAATCCATTGCAGGCATCAACCTGCAAGGTCAGCAATTGCTGGCAGAAATTCAGAACCGGATCAATTCCAATGAAGCCTTGGCTGCTGCTATCGCTCTGGTGCAATCCGGAGCTGAGCAAGCCATGACCTTTGTGCAGCAGGAGATCACCCAGCGCACGGAGGGCGATTCCGCCATTGTGACCATGGTGAACAACCTGGCAGCAGCCAATGAGAACAATCTCGCCGTGATCCTGCAGCAGCTGCAAGCCGTGGTCACCAGTGATAGTGCCCAGGCAAGCCAGATCAGCACCCTGTTTGTGCAGACCGGTGCCAACCAGGCTGCCATCCAGAATGAGGCCCAGGTTCGATCGACCAACGATTCGGCCATGGCGTCCCAGATCAGTACCCTGACTTCCCGCGTCGGATCGGCGGAAGCGACCATCCGCGATGAGCAGACGGTGCGAGCCAATGCCGATACTGCCCTGGCTTCCCGCACCACCGGGGTAGAGTCGTCCCTGTACGGGAATGTGGCCACCGGCCAGATTGGCCTCTCTACCAAGGTCACGGCCCTGGATGGCAAGGTCACCTCGATCGGCGCCCTGTACACGGCCAAGGTCCAGGTCAATGATCTGATCGGTGGCTTCGGCGTCTACAACGATGGCCGCACGGTGGAGGCTGGCTTCGATGTCGATCGCTTCTGGGTGGGACGCACCGGGCCGGACAAGGTCAAACCCTTCATCATCGACTCCGGCATCGTGTATATCGACAAGGCGCGTATCCGCACCGCCGACATCGACACCCTGAAGATCGCCGGTAATGCGGTGACCATTCCGGTCTTCACTTCCGGCTATGGTGGGGCCACCTTCATCACGCCGGGCAGCAAGAAAAACATTGCCAACTTCACGGTGGTCTATCCCTACGACACCGATGTGGCCATCCTGGCCAACTGGCAATCGATGGATCCCCGGTCGCATGCCGGCGAATGCTCCATCACGGTGGAAGCCAATGGCCAGCAAGTGCTGTTCTGGAATGACTCGGTACCGAACGGGATCTCGTCCTCGCATTCGGCTGGTTCCAAGACCCGGCTGTCGGCCGGCACCTATACCTTCAGCGTCTATGTGGGCAATACCTGGTCCTTCGGTGACTGGGATCTGGCCCGCTGGAGCGTCCTTGTTCTGGGAGTGATGCGATGAACAGCACGAACAATATGAACAGCACCATGGTGAAGTTCGCCAAGTATGGCGTCGATGGTCAGATCCAGTTTATCGGCGAGATGCCAGAGTTCATGCTCAAGCATCAGCAGGATGACTACCTGTATGTGGGTGAGGCCAATGCCCAGACCCAGTACATCTACCTGGAAACCAGGGAACTGCGGACCTACACAGCCCTGGAACAGGTGGCCAAGGACAACTGTCCTGTCGGCTGGACCTGGTGCATGCCCCAACGTAAAGCCCTGGACCTGCGTTCTCCCACGGAAAAGCAGGCCGATGCGGTTACACAATGCCGGATCGACCGGGTACGGGCCTATCCTCCGCTGTCGGACCTGGCTGATGCACTGGTCCACCAATCAATGGGCAATGAGCAACCCTTGCAGGACTATCTGGCAGCCTGCCGGGCGGTCAAGGAAAATATTCCTAAGCCAAACGTGGCTTGATTGCAAGATTACTTTGATTAAACTCTGTTGTTAGGAGACAATAGCGAAATGAATAATGCTGCCGTCAATGCCTCGAACCTGAACGGACCTGCCGACACTGGCCACAATGCCGTGCTGTCTGGCGGGATTGCCTGTGCTTCCCTGGTTTCCTCGGCCCTGATTACTGGCGCCATCCTGACGGGTGGCCTGTTCTCGGTGTCCGATGCGCAGGGCCGGGTCGCAGCGCAGCTGCGCGGAGGCACTGTCGCAGCGGTGGGCATGGGCGGCAAGCTGTTCATGACCGCCAACCTGCAGCAGGGCATCCACAGCTCGTACACCCTGGATAGCCTGCCGCTGTCCTTCGATCCGGCCCTGAAGTCGGGCATCAAGTGTCCATCCGAAGTGGGCGGCCAGCTGGTCACCCATGTACTGCTGCAGACGCCACAATTGGGCAAGCATACCCAGCTGGGTGGCACCATCAAAGCCAACACCACCGTCAATGGCGGCGTTTGCAGTACTGCCTATGTCGGTGGTGGCATCCGCGGCTCGACGGTCCTGGTTTCCGATGGCGTCAAGGCCACCTGCCAGGTCGGCAGCAATGCCATGAAGCTGGGCCGGGCACTGTCCGGTGGTCTGGTTTCCGGTAACACGGTGGGCGGCTCCTTGAAATATCCGGCCTATCTGCGCGGCGGCATCCTCGGCACCTGGGAACTGGGCAAGGAACTCGACTGCGAAGCCAGGCTGCAGCACGGCATCCTGTCCATCTGCGACATGGGCGGCGGCCTGTTGATCTCGCCGGTCGGCAATGGCGGCATCCAGACTTCCTGGACCTTCGGTGCCGGTCAGCTGCTGTCGCCGGCCGCCAACGGCGGGGTCGGTAAGGATCCCTCCATGGGGGCTGGTTTCAAGATCACAGCCAAGCTGCAACAAGGCATCAGCAGCAATTGCGTATTGGGTGGCAAGGGCATCACGGCCTCGCAAGTCTTGCGCGATGGCGTGACGGTCGCTGCCCCGATTCTCGGTGGCCAACTCAAGTCCCAGGCACTGCTGCAAGGCGGTATCGCAGCATCCGGCACGCTGCACGGTGAGATGGTGCAGGGCTTCCAAGATCCGCTGCTCAATACCTGGGCGCTGGAAATCCGATCCGCGACCGTGCTGCTCGATATCAAGCATCCGACCTCGGATATTTAATCTCTCTTCCAAAGGAAAATCATTATGGCAAACCTGGTATCCCAAGAAATGCGCACCGCCGTCCTGGCGGCCTACTTCAGCGGCGGCGCCGCACCCACCAACCTGTATCTGCACCTGTTCAAGGATGAGGCCAACATCACCGAAGCGACCACCATGGCCGACATCGCAGCCCAGGTGCAAGCGGGTTCCGGCTACGCGGTGAAGACCCTGGCACCAGCCGACTGGACGGTGGAACCCGGTACCGGTGGCATCCGTGTTCGACTGGCCGACCAGACCTGGACCACCACTGCCGACAACTGGAACACGCTGCGCTGGGCAGTGATCTCCAACTCGTCTGGCTTGGGTGGCACCATCCTGATGGCGCGTGACTACGGTACCGGCAAGACCGTGACCGGTGTCGGCGCGAACGTGACCGTCGATGACCTGTTCTTCCAGATCAACGACTAATCACTAAACCCCTAAGCAACTGGCAGGAGGCTCCCCTCATGATTACTGAAACGATTTTCGCAGGCCGGAACAACACGTTCTCCCTGCAACTGGTGCGTGCAGGGGAGCCGATCAATCTGCTCTCGGTCACTGGCTATGAGCTGGTGCTGTCCGAGGGTGATCCGGACATCCGCTTCACCGATCTCGATGTGGCCAACAGCAATGCCGGCCTGTTCCTGGAAAAGGAAAACGGGATCGTGGAAATCACCATCGGTGATGACCTCACCGCAGACCAGAAAGGCCGCTACAAGGCTTACCTGGTGACTTACGACCCGATTAACACGCTCGGCGTGCGTTGGCCGCCGTTCACTCTCAAGGTGGCGTAATGACGCAAAAGTTCGTCAACAATTTCCGTACCACGGTGGCTGCCACCTTTGGTACCACTGACACCACGCTGCAGCTGGCCAGTACTGCTGGCTTGCCGGCCTTGGCGGGTGCCGAATTCATTTACCTGACTGTGTTCAACCTGTCCGGTGTCGCCGAGTCCGGCCATACCGTGGTCAAGGTGACTTCCTACACCGGCAACCAGTGTACGGTGGTGCGCGATATCGAAGGTGCGGTCGGTACCCAGTTCCTGACCGGTGCTGTGGTGGAAGCCAGGGTGACTGCCCTGTCGATGATGGACAAGGCCAATGCGGCCGATACCACTGCGGCACTGGCCACCAAGGCTGATGCAGCGGGTACCACGGCAGCTCTGAACACGCTGACCACCGATGTGGCGGCCCGTCCTACCACTTCCACGGTCAATGCGGCATTGGCCCTGAAGGCTGACATCACCTACGTCACCACGCAGATCAACAACCTGATCAATGGTGCCGGTGCGGCACTGGATACGCTGAATGAACTGGCGGCAGCACTGGGCAATGACCCGGCCTTCGCTACCACGGTGACCAATTCCATCGCCACCAAGCTGGCCAAGGCTGGTGGCTCCATGACCGGTGCGCTGAACCTGGCCCGTGCTACGGTGGCGTCGCACGCAACCACCGCTGACATCTGGGGCGCAGCCGGCAATGACATCGACTGGACCGGTACCGCCACCACCACGGCCTTCCCGGCAGCACCGCAGGCCGGTGCCCGTCGTACCCTGATTTGTGCTGCTGCAGCATCTTTCACCGCTGGTGCCAACCTGATCATCGATGGCGTGTCCTCTGGTAGCACGGTGACGCTGGCGGCCAATGACAAGGTCAACATTCGCGCCATCACCACCACCCAGTTCATGCTGACCGTCGATCCGGCAGCCGGTACCGTCAACCGGGCCGGTAGCAATATGACCGGCAACCTGACTCACAGCCGCATCGACAAGGGCACGATCGGTACCGGTACCGTTACCTTTGATGTGCAGGCAGCGTTTGAACAGCGCCTGCAGGTATCCGGTGCCCTGACCATCGCCTTCTCCAATTGGCCTGCCTCCGGCATCGACACCGCCATCAAGCTCAAGCTGGTGAATGCCGGCTCGGCAGTAGTGACCCTACCCACCATCAACTGGATCAAGCCGGATGGTACGCAGACCACAACCTTCGCCACCTATCTGACTTCCATTAACCGTCCGGCCCTGCAATCGGCCGGTACCGACTTCGCCCTGATCTGGTCCGATGATGCAGGCGCTACTCTGTATGGGAAACTGGTATGAGCAAACTTGCTGCAGTGCTGGGCTCCAGCGGCAATCCTGGTCCTAAGCTTTATGCTGAAGACGTGTTCTCGACTTATACCTACACCGGCAATGGTAGCAGCCAGTCGATCAACAATGGCATCGACCTGGCTGGCAAGGGTGGTCTAGTCTGGATTAAAGGCCGTGACATTGCTACCGAACATAATTGGGTGGATACGGCCAGGGGTGTGAATAAACAGATACGGTCGGATACCACTGGTGCAGAAATTACCGACAGCACTTCCATCAATGCCTTCAACAGCAATGGCTTCTCGATGGGAAGCTACGCAAAGATCAACGTCAACGGCAATACTTATGTCTCCTGGACGTTCCGCAAGGCGCCGAAGTTTTTTGACATTGTGACTTACACAGGTGACGGTACCTCCGGCAGGCAGATCCCACACAACCTGGGGATTGGTACCGGGGTCGTGGTCATCAAGGCATTCAATTCCACCTCCAATTGGACCCTTCGTGGCAGGAACAGCAATGGCTCCACTTTCCATGCGGTGACCCTTAACACCACCGGTGCAGAAAATAGCGCCGCCGCGATTAATAATGGTTACGCCGGCATTACCAGTGCATCCGCATTCACGGTCTATGCTGGTGGTGTAGACATTACTGCCGTCAATGCGAACGGCATCAATTACGTCGCCTATCTGTTTGCTCATGATCCCAGTGCGGATGGTCTGATTCAATGCGGATCATTTGATTACAACGCATCCACTGCACAGGATGTGACGCTGGGCTGGGAACCACAAATGGTTTTTTGCAAAGCGGCCGGCTATACCAGTAATTGGTTTATTCTGGATAACGCCAGGGGTTTACCTGCTGATGGCGGTGACAAGGTCATAGTTCCAAACTTACCTGACACAGAAGGCACCTGGAGCGATGGATACGGTCTTGGTCCACGGCCTTTTGGATTTAATGTCGGCGCTTCTTGGTCGGGATCCGGTGCTACGTTTATTTACGTAGCGATTCGCCGCCCGAACAAACCACCCACTAGCGGCACCCAGGTATATAACGCCATTGCCAGGACTGGGACAGGAGCTGCTGCAACGGTGACCGGAGTAGGCTTTTCTCCGGACTGGTTGTGGAGTTCACAGCGTGCCCGTGGCTCTGATTCGGATTGGCATACCTTTGACCGTCTACGTGGGGTATTACCCAATATTACCGGTTCGCCGCGCCTCAAATTCGATACCATCGATGCGGAAACCACTGGAGAAACTGGACAACTTTCCACACTGAATCCAGATGGATACACCATCAATGGGGCTGGCGGTTCTGTCAATGCGAATGCTCAAACGTACATAAATCACTTCTTCAAACGTGCTCCAGGATTTATGGATGAAGTTTGCTATACAGGTAATAGCAATGCTTCAAGGGCAATATCTCATGGTCTTGCTGTACCCCCAGAGATGATCATTTTTAAGTCACGGAATAGTACATATCATTGGCAAGTATTCTGTGCTTCTTTGGGTGCTTACTCTGGTAATAGCAGTAAAGGACTGTATCTCGACTTGAACTATGCGGTACAAAACTCTGCTATCTGTAAAACAGATGGTATGACATCCAGCGTATTCACTGTTAGTAATGCCCCGGAAGTCAATGGCAATGGTGTTAACTTTGTTGCTTATTTATTTGCGACACTGGCAGGTGTTAGTAAAGTGAGTTCCTATGTGGGTAATGGCAGTTCGCAGACGATTAACTGTGGCTTCACCGCAGGTGCTCGCTTTGTACTGATTAAACGTACCGATAGCACGGGGGACTGGTTTGTGTGGGACACCGTGCGTGGCATCGTAGCTGGTAACGACCCTCATCTCAGTCTTAATGGAACTGCAGCCGAAGTCACCACCGATGACAGCATCGATCCAGATGCCTCTGGCTTCATCATCAACCAACTGGCGGCCACCAACCTCAACGTGAATGCGGCCAACTACATTTACCTGGCCATCGCTTAATAAGGACTACCCATGAACGAATACCGTCTGCGCGTCAATGGCGCCATTGTCACCGACCAGGACTTCCGCAATACCATCCATCCGACCAAGATGCTGCCGGCCATCCTGAGCCAATCCATGCTGGATGAGTTGGCAGCCGATCCGGTGCTGCCATCACCGCAGCCCACTCCCGGCATCAACCAGGTGGTGGTGCGCATCGGCGTGCAGCAGGATGCCCTGGGCAACTGGGTGCAGCAGTGGGAAGTGCAGGACATCCCACAGGAGCAGATCGCCGCTTCCCGTGCGGCCGCCAAGGTTCAGAAATGGGAAGCCATCAAGGCGGAACGGGATGGTCCGCGTGTTGATGGTGGCGTCAAGGTGGGTGGTGCCTGGTTTCATACCGATGGTGCTTCGCGTACCAAGTGGCTGGGCCTGAAGGATTCGGCGCGTGATCTGCTGGCCGACGGCAAGCCCATGCACGAAGCGATCAAGCTCGGTGGCCAGCAGGTGATGTGGAAAACCATGGGCGGTACCTTCGCTCCGGTCACGGTGCAACTGGCTTATGACGTGGTGCAGGCCACCAAGGAACTGGACGCTTCCCTGTTCATCCGGGCCGAGCAGCACCGGGCCATGCTCAATGCCTCCGACACGCCGGAAGCCTACAACATCATGACCGGCTGGCCGGAACGGTACGGCATCAACATTAACTAAAGAACTAAGGAGCGACCCATGACTGTCCGCGTCATCTTCTCCCGTCGTCGTAACCTGGGCTCCGTGGCCTTGCGGACAGCCATGTGGTCGCCCTGGTCCCATTGCGGGATCATCGATGGCGACTATGTGATCCAGGCTGTGGCCCATCCGTTCGGCAAGAGCGAGGTGCTGTACACCCGCCTTGATCAATTCAAGAAAGACTCCTCGCGCTGGGCCATCGTGGAGTTCGAGTCCGACGAACGGCGTACCTGTGAAGCAGCGCGCAGCCAGATCGGCAAGCCCTATGACTGGCTGGGCGTGGCCGGCGTCGGCTTCCACCGCGACTGGTCGGATGACACGTCCTGGTTCTGCAGCGAGCTGGTGGCCTGGGCACTGGAGCAGGGTGGCTGTGACCTGTTCCGCATCGGCGCCAAGCGCATCACGCCGCAGCACCTGTGGATGCTGGAGCGTCCGATCCTGCTGGCCGCTTAACTGGCTTCACCAAGTCTGTAAGTGTTCAAAGAATGGTCCTGCGGGGCCATTTTTTCAGCACTTTTTAGTACCACAGAGTAATATGGTTTGATAGACATATTGCTGTATAGAGAAAGATTACTCTGGTACCATACTTGTTAATTTCAAACAACAAGGGGTAAACATTATGGCTGAACCGAGCGTCACTGCCGGTACCGCACTCGCTGCAGGACTCACCCTCTTCGGCGTGTCGACAGGACTGGATCCCGCTGTCCTGATTGCCGGCGTCGCCGGGGGCTTATGGGCGCAGAGTTATAACCCGCCTGCATCGATCTGGCGCCGTCTGGCCCTGATCGCCCTGGCAGCCTTGCTGGCGGGTTACCTGGCTCCCTTGGCCACGGCCATTGCCGCTACCTCTTCGACGGTACGCGGCGTCATCACTTTCTCTGCACTGCAACTCCCAATCGCTGTATTGGTCGGCCTGACCTCGCACCGTGTACTGGGTCCGGCCGTCATGAAGTTCGCTGCCAAGAAAGTGGAGGAATACACCAAATGAGCCTTACCTTAAACCTGATCCTGCAGGTACTGGGCTTTACCCTGGCAGGGACCATCTTCTGGCGTGCCGAGTCGGTCCTCAACCTGATGTCGCACCAGTGCATCCTGCCAATCCGACTGGCTTTCTGGTTGATGGTGGTCGGCACCGCCAGCTTGAATGTGGCCATCCTGCGTGGCTACGTGCCACCGGCCACCATCCTGATTACCTTGGCTGGCTTGGCTTTGCTGCTGCTGGCTGAACGCCGTATTGGCACCATCCTGCGCATCCACACCAACATCCCCAACGAACGGAGGTCACGTTGAACGTCACTCCTGAAGCCTTAAGCAGGATTGCTCCTCTGGTTGGCAACAAGGCTGCGTCTTACGCAACCATCCTGAACCGCTACCTGGACCTGTATGGCATCGACACCCCTACCCGTCTGGCTTGTTTCATGGGCCAGCTGCTGGTGGAGTCCGATGACCTGACCGCCTTCCGCGAAGGCATGAACTACCGGGCCGAGCGCCTGCTGCAAGTCTGGCCTTTCCGCTTCCCCTCCATAGAGATCGCCCGCCAGTACGAACGGCAGCCGCAAAAGCTGGCCAACTATGTGTATGGCGACCGCATGGGCAACCGCGGCCAGGGTACCGATGATGGCTGGCTGCACCGCGGTGCCGGCTGGATTCAGCTTACCGGGCGGGATAACCAGGCTGCCTTTGCCGATGCGGTGGACCGCCCACTGGAGGGCATCGGTGATTACCTGGCCACCCCGGAAGGGGCGGCTGAATCGGCTTGCTGGTTCTGGTGGAAGCACGGCGGCAACCGCCTGGCGGACTTCGGCAACATCGATGCCATCAGCGACATGGTCAACATCGGCCGCCAAACCAAGAAGCAGGGGGACGCTGAAGGCTTTGCCAAGCGTGTCGCCAAAACCAAACTGTGCAGGGAGGTCTTCCAAGCATGAGCATTCAAGCCAAGCTGATTGCTGCCTTGGGCGGCATCATCGCCTTCATCCTGGTTTGCCTGGGCTGCTATGCCTATGGCGAGCAGGTGGGGTCCGACCTGGAGAAGGGCCGTTGGCAGACCCGTGAAAACCAGCGTGTCTCCAATGTGGCCAGGACGGCCATTGCCCACACCGGCGAAGTGGTCGCCGTCGTCAAGCAGGACAATGAAATCGAAAGGAAAGCCAATGAAGCACTTGTTACCGCCAAGGCAGAACTTGCTACTGCCCGCGCTGATAATCGTCGTCTTATCACTGCTAATGGCGGGCTGCGCATCGACGCCGCCGCCTGTGCCGGACGTAGTAACCTTGCCGCAGAAGCCGACGCCACAGGCACCGGCCGATCTGGCGACACCCTTGCCGCCACGATCGCACTTCCGCAACAGGTTGATGAAGACCTTCAAGATTCCGCCGACGAAGCCGACGGCTACCTTGAAATCCTCCGCGCCGTCCAGCAATGGGCCGTTGAGCACGGCTACATCGGGCCAGTAAAGACATACACGCCGCCGGCCAGTTGAAAGGGGGTGATCGGATCTACAGGAGACGCCCTACGGGGCGTTTTTTGTTATGGGGAGGGGGAAAGCTCCAGCCATGAGGAGAAAAGCCTAGCTGGAGCGTTTGGAGGGTGTTTAAAGCTATTTGTAGATGCCGGTCTGGTCGGCTTTCACCACACCATCAGCACTGCCCAGGATTTTTACAGCGTCTTCTGCAGCGTGTTTCTTGGCTTGTCCAACCTGGTATGGCATCCAGGTGGCGTAGACCCCGTGTTCAGGGGCGGTGTCGCCTTCTTGTACCAGGATCACCGAGGTCATGGGGAAGGACTGGCCATTGGCATCGAATACGGCCAGGTTGACCATGCGGTCATGCCAGACACGGGCCACGATGCCGGCACATGGCTGGCCATCATCCGGCAGGACAAAGGATGAGCCACCAGCATGGTAGACCCAGACGACACGGCCAGGAGTGGGAGAGATCATGCGCGTTTCCTTTCGGGGTGGTGAGAAAGTCCCGATGGTAACTTGTTCCCGTACCATCGTCACCTTGTAGTTGCACAGGTGGCAAAGTGGGGCCGGCAAGGCCTGGGGGTGGGAACCCCCAGTGCCGCAGTCCGGGCACACGTAACGCACATAGGTATCACGTGAGAGATCCATGACACTCCTTTCAAGGTTTCTTTGCCTGCTGGTTTGCTTCAAGGGCAGCAGCGATCGCATCTTCCAACTGCTGCGTACCATACAGATCGATCATCGCCTTGTAGGTGGCCAGCTCATCGCTTATCGCATGGTTAGCGCGTTGCAGACTCGCCGCTCCAGCTGCATAGGCATCCAAATAGCATTGACGCATTTGCTGGATGGATGAGTCGAAGCCAGTGTCAGAGTCAAGCTGATTTTCGATAAACCCTTCCTTAACCATCCACTTCTTCCACAGCTTGGTAACGGATGGATGCCCACCATCTGGCGTGGCTTGCGCTGGGGTGGCGCGCTCGCGGTACTTGTCGGGCATAGAAATGCCGTTGGTGATGCCATGGTGCGCTTCGTCGATAAATGCCGAATCCTTTTCCATCTGCGCCAGCATCGCTGACCTTTCATCTTGCCCTGCATCGGTGGCGCTGGCCGCTACCTTGTTGCCCAACACATCGTGCGAGAATTCCAAGGGCGGGAACTTTGCTGGCTCTTGCTGTGCGGGCGAGAGAATGGCCTGAACATCGGAGAAAAACACCAGCGGGCCTTCTGTTTCTGCTCGTATATTCAGCATCGGCGACTGAATGTAACGCTGCAGCTTCGACAGCCTATCTGCTTGCCTTTCGGCGATGGCCTTGAGTTCGGCTTCAGCTTTCATGGCTCGATTGGCGTAGTCCAGCGCCATAGCTGTTTCAATAATCCGCTCCCAATTCGCCAATCCGTCTTTGGCTTTCTGGGCCACTGCGTGATAGTGCGCCACATCTTTCCTGGCCAGCATCTGTCCTTCTACAAGGCCAATGGCATGCTGCTGTTCTCCCCAGGCTTCGATGCGGGTGATGAGAGCATTCGTTACTTCTTTACCCTTCGGGTAATAGTAATGCTCCACAACATCTGCTAATAGTGCACGGAAATCGACAGTATCAATACTCTCTGCTTTGCCTTGGGTAGTCTGGTTTTCGGTAGTGGGCATAATTATCCTTTCAGGGTTTCTTCAGTTCCCAGACCACCACCGGATCATAGAACTCCTGGCTCATAACGATACGGCCGTAGTCGTAGTTGCCCAGCTTCGTGGCCAGGCGCCTCAAAGCCGATTCGGATGAGGTCATGGAAGGTGTCACGGTCTTCCACAGCTTGAAGCCCTTCTTGCGGACCTGCCCAATGTAGGAGGCCTTGGGCGCGTGGATGTGTAGTATGGGGGAGGACATGGATTTTCTCCTTGGCTTGGCCGGTGACGGGGCAGCGCCCGTGACCGAACAACAGGGTTTCACCGCGCAGGGTGTTGACCCGTGGCGTCACGGGCTCCAGGTGGTCGGGGTTGATACAGCAGCGCATGCGGCAGCGGTGGTCCACCAGCAAGCCAGAGGGTACCGGGCCGACATGCGCTTCATAGGACAGGATGTGCGCCATCCGTTCCTTGCCCTTCCACCACAGCCGGCTGTAACCGTTGCGGTTTTCCCTGCCTGCCTCGGTGAACAGCCAGCACGTGCAGAAGGGGACGACAATGACGCCCTCTTCCAGACGGCGTTTGAGCTGATTCAGTTCACTGAGGTCAGACATAAAGAAATTCCTTTACGGTGGGATTACTTGGTGACGCCGGCCCGCTGCATGATGTCAGCAGCTTCTGCTTCGGAGACGCCCAGGGTGGACCAGGACTTCTTCGATTGCTGCTTGATCTTGTAGATCGCTTCCGGCACACCGGTGGAAGCCAGGCCAATGGCACGCAGTTGACTGATGCGGACACGGGCCGATTCGGTGGACACGGTGATTTCGGTGATGGTTGGGAACTTGGCCGGTTGCGAGACAGTGGTAGAGATAGAAGCAGGGGTGTCAGCGGTTTCGATGTTCACAGTCTTCTCCTTGGTGTTGGTTGGGATTGTGACTTTAGCAGCCTTTTTCGCCACAGCTTTTGCGATCTTCTCAATCTTGGCTTTTTTCTTGGCGTAGTTCTTACCTTTCAGCAGTTGCTCAGGTTTCACTTTGCCGGTGAACTCCGGATCGGTGATGCCCAGCTTCTCCCAGCTGACTTTGGACTCACGTTTGAACTGGCGCAAGCGGTCAGCCGTACTAGCATGGAAGTCAGTACCCAAAGTTGCCTTCCATTCCAGGTACAACTTGGCTGCTTGGTCTTTCCTGGACACGGCGTCGACCTGCTTGACCACGGCCTTGGGATCCACTGGCTTATCTTCCGCCTCTTTCTGCGGATCTTCCAGGGCCACCACTTCCTTTGGCGCATCGGCTGTCTTTACTGGTTTCGGTGCTTCCTGTTCGGACAGCTCCTTGACCGTGACGTTGGTGCCTTGATGGCCGCCAATACGGACTTCGTGGGTGCGGCGCACATGCTTGCCGGCGATGACCGCTGCCAACAGACGCTTGCCTTCTTCGTCATCGGTGAGCGGCCTGTTGTTGCGCACCAGTTGATATTGCTTGTCCGACAGTTCCACCAGGATGTGGTAGCCACAGACCCGCATCTTGTTGGCGTCATAGGACGGAACGGTGATCACGTCTTCCGGCGCCAGCTTGGCCAGCACGCAGACATCACCACTGAACTCACGCAGGTAGCCACGACGGGCCACATGCAGGCCGTTCGAGCACTCATTGCTGCGCACGTGGTCCACCAGCGATGGATCCATGCACACATAGGCACCGGTCCACTGTTCCACCAGCTTGGTATGGCAGTCGACAAACTTGCCGCTGTCACGGCCACCCTTACGCTTGAGCACCTTGTAGATGATGATCGAGCCATCATCAGCGATCGGTGTATCGGCACGCTCCATGAACTTCAGCAGGTCTTCCACACTGTGGCTGCGTTGTTCGATGACCGAACCCAGGCGTCGCAGGAAGTTTTCTGCACCCTGGGTCGAGCCCATCTTGGCGGCCCGGCCGAACTGGGTCTTGATGCGTTCCATGCCGGGGATGATGGTGGTACCGTCCACCACCGCGATGATGGTCGAAGGCGCGTTGTCCTTCTCGGCATCGTCACGCTGCTTGTCCGTCTGGCCGTTGGTGTCACGGATATTGCCCTGCTTGGCGATACCGCGTTCATGGAACTCGGCCGACGACACCGGCGTGGCATGGGCCAGGATCTCGTTGACCGCGGCCATGGCACGAGCCGTGTCGGCATCCGCTTCCACCTTGTTCAGCTCGGCCACCTGCTCTGCTTCCGTTTCCAGCGTCGACAGTTCCTGGGACAGCTCAGTGGCTTCAGCAGCTTCCTGCTGATCGCGGAAACGTTCCAGCTCGTCATCACCGAATCGCTCGATGGCTTCGGCAGCATCAGCAATCAACTGGGCAGGAATTGCCTGGCTGGGTTCCACTGGCAATTCTGCCGTGGTACCCATGATGATGCCGGTGTCTGACGGATGGCGTGGTGCCGGGACAGGCACCTTACCAATCGACATTTCCATGACCGGGCTGGTGTCCGGTACCTGTGCTGCCTTGTCGCTGAAGAACTTGCTCAGCTTGTCTTTGGCGATGCGAAAAAAGCGGACGGCGCCGGATCCCTGCTGCTCGAACTCGGCGTAGCTGTTCTCGCCCTCTTCAATGACGACATCGGCGTAGCCTTGTTTCACCAGCTGGGGGGTGGCCGCTTCCAGGATCTTACGCAGGCGGGGATCGCCTTGCTCGATCAGGATGGTTTCGCCCAGTGCGGTGTACAGCTTCAGGTTGCGGGTATCCACTACGGCCGCAACAATGCGGGTCGTTGGTTTGCTCATGATGTGCTTTCAGGAGGTGGTTTAATTTAATGGGACAGCACTGTCAGCAGCACTTTCAATGCTGTCTGGGCTGCCGGGGTTTGGATTTGATCAGGCTTGAAGGTATCGCGCAGCTTTTCCACGTCGATGATCTCGATCAGCGGATTGCGGGCGATCTTATCCAGCATGGCCTGGTTCTTCGGATCCAGTTTGACCGACTTGAAGTGCTTGACGCAGTCCTGCATTTTGACGGACAGGCGATGACGGTCCAGATGCAGGATGCGGTGATACAGATTCACCTGCATCTGTTCCGTTTCGGTCAGGTTGTTCACCAGGCCGAACAGGTCACGCAATTCCTTGGTCCGGTAAACCAGGCTGACCAGTTGGTAGTTGGAATTGCTGCTGTACCACGGTGAATTGTCCAGCACCACATGGCGGTTGAAGCGCATGTATTCCGCAATGCGCGGACTGTTCATCATCACGCCGGCCAGTTGTTCCTCGACGTATGCCCGGAAGTCCTTGGCACCCTGTTTGATCCACTTGGCATGCAACGTGCTGTTGTGCACGATGCCACCCTTGTCGCCATACAGCTTGAGGATGTTGAGCACATCCTTGTCGTTGAAGGGCTCGAAGCGGTCAGACATGGTGTCCTTGCGGATCGACAGCTGGACCACGAACTCCGGCGCAGTAATGCGCTTGGCGTCTTCCAGCTTGGACCAGTTGGTATCGACATGGCCAGTCTTCTCATCCTGGATGCACGACAGCACCGGCAAGCCCACCTTCGGTGGCTTGCGCGGCGCAGTGTTGACCACCGGCTCCGGTTCCCAGGACTGGCGCTGCGTCAGGTCGATGACGGTCATGCCCAGGCCTTTGAAGAAGGCCAGTGCCTTGTCCTTGTCGACCTGTTTCAGGGAAGTGTTATACAGCAGGTAGCCACCATAGCCGCCCATGGACTTGTAGGTGTCATGCCGTCCCACCCGTTCATTCAGGTTGCTCAGCTTGTGAGTGACCACCACCATGTTGCGCAGATAAGGCAGGCAACCCAGCAAGCCAGGAGGACTGATGGCATCGGCACGCACCAGGGGTTGGGTAGCACTGCGGCGCCAGGTATCCGGGGCGTTGAAGTCATCACTGTCCAGGGCAAACAGACGATGATGGTCAATGCCGGCCTTCATCATCTTGACCAGGATCGGCGCGATTACCCGCTTCTGCAGCCAGCTGGTACGGGTCTTGGACAACAGCAGCTTATCGTCCAGTTCCTGCATCTCGCGCAGGAAGGATTGCACCAGGCCACGGTCCAGGAGACTGGCTTGCACCATCTGGTTTAAGCGGAAGGTGATGTCCTTGCGGCGGAAGTCTGCTCCGGCCGGATAGTGCTGCTGCATATAGCGTTTGGCCATGGTACCCAGATCGTTGATCAGGGCTGGATAGAAGGTGGATTCCTTGGCCGGCAGCACGGCTTGACGTTTCAACAGGTCGGCGACACGGCGTTGCTGTACCGCTTCGATCACCACGTTCTCGGCGTACTGGTGGCACTCGCCCTGGAATTCCTTTTTCAGCATGGACAGGAAGCCATTGAACAGGGAATTGAGCGTCTTGATGGTGTGTTCCTGCATCGACAGGCCTTCACGGGAAGGCTGCACCGAGATGCTGTTCGGCGGTGCCTGGAACACGATGTTGTACTGATGGTAGCCACGCAGATCATCCAGGTGTTGCATCACTTTCTCATACCCCTGGCCGATCTCACCGGCTTTCTCCACCGGGTAGATCACGTTGCCGTAACGGACCATGATGCGGTGCGAGGAAATGCCTACCAGATTACTTTCCGAGGTAATCATGTAGTTGGCTTTGCTGGTATCGAATTCCAGCTTCTCCAGCAGCTCGCCATTGAGCTTGACGTTCATGTCGCCGTTGCGGGCGATACGCTGGATCAGGTTCTTGAAGGCAATGCTGTCGCCGGGTGTCTTCAGGTGAATAGTCACCTGCAGGCCGTTTTCTTCGGTCGGGAAGGAGGCGATCGGGATGATCCCTGGCTTGCCTTGCACCTGGGCCGACGACTTGCTCATATTGTAGATGGTCTTCACGCCGGCATTGCAGCTGATAACCTCGAAGTGGTCGGTGTAGGCAAACGGCGATTTGCAGCCCAGGCCGAAGCCACCGGTCTGCTTGCCATCGTTCTTCTTGGTCGAGTTGCCATAGGTGCCGTAGATCAGGCCGATGTCATCACGGTGGATGCCGCGGCCAAAGTCCTTGATCACCAGCTTGGTGTCATCCACGATGACTTCAATCGGCAGATGGGTGCAGCCGGCTTCGATATGGGCGTCCCACGCATTGCACAGGCCTTCGCGGATCACCGCCAGTTTCTGGTCCTTGTACAGGGTGGAGGACAGAATGTTGAAGAACTCGGCACTGTTGCTGATGCCGAAGTCGATGGTCTGGGCGCCGCCAATCACGGCGTGGGTAACATGGTCGTTTACGTGGGTGACTTGCATGGTCAGAAATCCTTGTCGTGTTTGAGGGCGAGGAGGTAGGCCTCGAATTCATTGAAGATACGGTCTTCATCAGCACGCGTGACGACGCCGTTCAAATGATCGGTTTCCAACCGGTGTTCCCCGATCACCTCGAACTCGAATTCCGAAGTCTCCATCGGACAGGCATCTTCCATGGGTCCACTCAATCCGGTGGCCGGTACTGCGGGGATGTACCAGGTCACTTTGATCTGGCATTTGGTGCCATCGACTTCCGAGTGGAAAATCACCGGAGACTCTGGTGTAATGTTCATGGTTTAACCTTGGTTATCCTGAATCCACAGCACCGTGACGGTGTGGGCTTCCTTGTTGATTTCGGACATCGAGCTGTCCGGACCAAAGCGTTGCGACAGCGTGCCGGCCACGGCGGAGCGGAAGGCTTCCAGCTCGAATTCAGCCGGTACCTGGATGGTGACCGTGGTCTGGCCATCTTTCTCGGCCTGGTCCAGCAGCGGGCCGTAGACGCTCTTGTAATCGGGACGGCTCTTGCGGTTGGTGAATTTCTCACCGCCGAATTCGATCATGTAATTGGCACCTGCAGCCTGCAGGAATTTGATGGCCTTGTCGACGGCCTTTTTGTGCAGCGTTTCGGACATGATGACTCCTTCGTTTCTGTTGTTGGTTTAGTTGGTTTGATTCGTTTGCTGCTCACGGTAGGCATCCCACCGTTCCTGATGGCTGGCAGCACGGGCTTTCACCCGCACGCCAATACACTTCTGACCTGCCTTGGCACTGCACTTGGGGCAGGGTACGCTGCGGACCATCTGCCGTTGTGCGATGCGCTTGGCAGCCGGGCTATGACCGTGGCCCATGACTACACCGGGATCAAACCAGTGGTGGTCACCTCTGGCTTGGACAGGAAGTGGCCGGCAGGATCATGCTGGTAGGCGGCCCAGCTGCGCACCACATCGAGCGTGCTCCAGTGGTCGCCAGCGGCGGTTCTGGCAGCGATGTAGGCCTTGGTGAATTCATGCTCGGTCAATGGCACGAAGTTTTCAGGAACATTGGACAGGTTCATGGTCGGCGGTTTGTTGGTAATAGCGGTCACGATTTTTCCTTTTGTTGTACATAACGATTGTCGATTTCAAAGCTTGCCCCGTTACCACACTTTGCAGTAACAGTGGTACCTGTCCCGCTGGTGGTGAGTCCAACCAGGCTTGCATTGGGTGCACACTGCGTGATGGCAGAAGTGATAGCTGGTTTGGTGATGTCCCGTGAGGTGCAGCCGATGCCAATACCAAGGCCGCCCACAAAGAAGACCAGACATAAAAGTAATTCGCCCATTACACTGCTCCCTTTTCTTTTGGATTGAGATACTCTTCACACGCTTCTTTGCACATCTGGCCAATGGTGGCTTGGTCGGCATCGTTTGGCAGGGTGATTTTGTTGTGCCAGGCAGGCCAGAACAGGTCGAGTGCCGCACCCAGCTTGACGGTCGGGTGCTGGATCTCCGGCAGCTGTTGCCAGCGCATGGAGTCGATCAGCTCCTTGTTGGCCCAGGTGACGATTTCCAGGTCTTCCCTGATGACGCTGTAGATGGCGTCATGGATCAGGGCACAGGGCAGGATGTCGTACTTGTACTTCGAGGCCCAGACCTTTTGCCAGAATTCCACCGCGGCACGGTTATTCAACTGGCCATAGGACTGGCCCATGGCGTTACCGGCTGTACGGCCTTCTGCCGCAGCTTCCGACGGCATGCGGGACGATCCCCAGATGACCTGAGCCAGCATCGGTGTGCGCAGCCGCAGACCGAAAGCCACTTCCACATAGCCATCCTTGCAGGCCTGGGCCAGGCGCCGGTCGATGTACTCGTCCGATACCTGGTACAGCACGTGGTAGTTGGCTTCGATCATCTTGGCCTTCTCTTCACTCCAGCCCAGGTTGGTCATCAGGGTGCGGTAGGTACCCTGGTAGGTCAACGCAAAGGTCGGTGCCTTCGATTCCTGGCGCAGCGGGTGATCGGTCTTCTTCAGCACGTTCACCGACTTGGGATCGGTGATGTCGATGTTGAGGCCTTCGGCGATCAGCTGGTCACGGAAGTAGTAGGCGGCGCGCAGGCTGTGACCATCGAATCCCTTGATGTACACGTCCAGCTTATTGGGATCCTTGGTGGTCAGGGCCGAGATGTAATCCTCCAAGGAATTGAAGTCAGCCCCGGCAAAGATCCAGCCCTGCAGCCAGCCAAAGAAGGTCTTGATCAGCTTGCCATAGGTCGAACCGGCCGGAATGTTCTGCAGGTTCGGGTCGGAAGACGACAGGCGCCCGGACACCGCACCCCCGAGGTTGAAGGAGCCGTGCAGCCATACCTCATCTGGTTTAGACGGGTCATGGTTGATGGCGCCTTCAAAGGCCGGGATGAAGGTGTTGAGGATCTTGACGACGGCACTGTATTCGATCAGCGCCTGCAGGATTTCCTTGTAGGCGGGCTCATTGGTGTGGTTGATCAGTTTCTCGATCGTTTCCCCACCGGTGGCCGGCTGCTTGGTGTCCGTCAGATCGATGACCGGCAGCCCCATCAGCTCGTACAGCAGCACCTGCAGCTGTGGTCCGGAATTCGGATTGAACTGCTTGTGGGCAAAGTCCGCCTGCGACTTGACCTTGATCTTGCCGGTCTTGGACTTGGCCAGGCGTGTCTCGTAATCCTGGTTCCAGGCCTTCTCCTGTACCAGCAGATTCATGGCCTGGATCGTCTTGTTGTGGACGATGGTGGCCAGATGCTTGTCGCGGATGGCTTCCAGCTGTGCCTTGCCCTCGGCGATTTTCTTTTTCGACATGGGCATGCCGGTCAGCTCCATCTGAATGATGAGCTTCAGGCTGGGCATGAACAGGGAACGGTACAGATCGTCCTGCTGGTCGGCCACCATGATCGGGGTGTACTTCTTCTTCACAAACCAGGTGGACAAGGCATCGACCAGGTTGTACTGCAGCAGGTCCGGCAGCGGGATCAAGCGGATGTCCTTGATGTCATCCTTGGCCCAGTTGCCGGCGAACTCATGGGCCAGAGGCTTCAGGCCCAGCACATTGCCGGCGCAGGAATTGGTGGCCAGGTAGGCGATGATCTTGGTGTCATCCATGCGGGCCGTCATCACGTCCAGACCATCCAGCAGCCCCTTGGTGTCCATCAGGCTGTCCATGAACAGGGTGAAGATGCAGACCTTCACGTCATAGGTGGCGTTGTGCCAGGTGATCTTGCCGGGATAGGTCAGGATAAAGTCACGCAGCAGATCCCGCACCGCATCGTTTTTCACGTAGCGGCCGTGCAGCAGTTTCTTGACTGGCTTGCCTTTCTCATCGTCTTCCGTCACCTCGACTGGTGCGTCATACGGTGCGTAATCACAGGGGAAGGTCACGCCATGGTGTTCATCGATGGCGATGGCCACGGTGCCGATGCCGGCCTTCCAGTGGCGCAGGGAGAACGCCTCGATGTCCATGGTGACTTCGGGATAGCTCTTCAGGGCTTCCAGCGTGTCACGGATCTCCTGCAGCGTCTTCGGATACAGTCCCTTGTGGATGATGCCGGAGCCCGGTGCCACGTAGGTACCCTGCAGGTGCGAAGCCAGGGCATACAGGGACTGGTCCAGCTTCTGCACCAGGTCCGGGTTGTAGATCAGCTGCTGGTGATTCAGGCCCAGCACCACGTGCATGTGTTCATAGCCGGCCAGCTTGCAGGGTAGGACGTAGCCCTGGTGCACATCAGCCTTGCCCTGCTTGGTCAGCAGCTTGAAGTAGGTCGAGTCGGTGCAGTACAGATACTGCACGCCCTGCTCCTTTAGCACCGGCATCAGGTCGTTCAGGTAAGTCTTGGCGAAGGTGGTGGACACCTTCTTGCTATCGACTTCCAACGTGAAGCCAATCACCTCCTTGCGGGAGATGCCCATGGTTTTCCAGGGATCCAGATAATGCAAGCCCAGATCCTTTTTGACGAAGGCACTGGGCTTGGTCAGCAACGCCACCGGGTAGGTGTGGGTTGGGGATTCCTCGAAGATGAGATGCCGCATGGGCGTTTCCTTTCTTGGTTTCTTGATTTGGTAATTTGCTTTGTTACGACTGCAGCAGGTTGCGCGCCATACGTTCCTTCATCTTCTGGATCGAGGCGGCACCTTCCGCCAGTAACGCATCCACCTGGTCAGGTGTTAGCGTTTCCGGGTCGCTCTGGAAGCTTTGCAGCAGCTGGTACACCGGCCCCTTCATCGAATCGGGCAGCAACTTCAGCCAGTCTTTAAAGGACTCGCTGGCGTTAAGCACGCGCACGATGTAGTTGTCGACATAGGGTGTTTCGTTGGCCAGGCGCTCATTCTCCTCGGCCAGGTACACGTCCATCTCGTGGTGCAGCTCTGCATGCAGCTTCGGCCGGAGAAATGCTCCTGTATACATCACGCCGAAGTAATCCCCGCGGTAGGTAAAGCACTGGTATTGGACGCCTTGCAGCCGCATGTTGCGGGCAATCAGGTTATCCAACTGGTTTCCTCTGCGGGTGTGGTAGGGGCCGTACAGGATGTGCGACATCCACCCCTTCATGTTGGCTTTCAGCCGGGGATCTTGTATGGCCATGACAGCACCCGATCCTCAGTACACCATGCCATGGTATTCGTCCACGATGTCGATGTGGTTGGCCTTGGCGTATTTGAAAGCTGCGGTGACGCTGGACATGGCATCGCCTGGGCAAGCCAGGGCACGGTCGTTATCGCCGGAACCAGAGGTAACACGCACCATCAAGCTGTCGTCATCAACGGCTTCTTCAAAGCCAAACAGCACATCGGCCGGTATTACTTCCTCACCTGTTCTCGGGTAAGGCGAGTTGAACCATTCCAGTGCGCAGGCATTGCACAGCTTGACATGGGCATCGCCGTCGGCGTCGGTCAACGACACCAGGATCATCTTTTTCATGGGGTGCTCCTAAAAAGGAATTAATTTCTTGATGGGTTCGGGCCAGCCACGGGGAGCATGCTGCTCGTCCTCTGCCTCCCACTGCTTCCAGGACTGGATCATCCAGTCCATCCAAGCCAGACGGCCGGTCAGGAAAATCTGCTCGGCATCGTTGTCTTTGATGAACTGGGCACCCAGGAAATCCGGATGTTTAACACGCAGCCAGATCGGGTAGTAATCATGGCCTTCCAGCATGTCCTTGATCCAGCTACGCAGTTCCAGGCATTGACTCAGGGCGCCCGGCGTCAACAAGGCCACGCCACTGATGGCATGGCAGATGTTTTGCCGTGTCCCCCGTGCCAGCATGTTCCTGGCTTGCTGCAGGATTTCGCTCTTTTTCATACCAGATCTCCGGTAAGGACCACGCGGGTGGTGGCACGCGAGATGCCCACATACATCATGCGGGCTATCTGGTTGCCACTGGTGCAGGTCTTGATGTTGTCGAGGTCGATGAACACCGTGCCGTAAGTCGATCCCTGGGCCTTGTTGACCGTCTGGGCAAAGACTGCCCGCAGGTCGATCCAGTTCTCGGCTTCCCGCACATGGCTGTAGTGGCCCAGTGCACGCTGCTCATTGATGTACTTCTGTTTGTCCTTGCGCGACTTCGGGTGGAACACGCGGATCTGCCCGTCCACGGTCACCCAGTTGCCCAGCACGTCATGGTGATGCGAGTCGGATTCGATTTCGCTGATGTACACCAGCTGGTCAGTCTTGATCGACGCCATATTGCCCTTGTGACCCACCGAGATGAAGCTGTTGTTCTCGGCATAGTCACCGGGCTGCAGTTGCGGGTCGCCGGCCACTTGGTTACGGATGGCGTTGTTGTAGGCGATCACGCAGTTGTTGGTGTAAGCCAGCACCTTGGAATCGTGGTACTGCCAGTCAGGCCGGGTGAATTCGGCAATGATCTCGCTCTCGAAATCGGCCCGGTCCAGATATTGCACGTACTGGCCATCGGGCTTGAACTTGGGCCAGTCACTGCCATTGACCGTGTGGCGGAACAGGGTGGCGATGTCGGTGATCGGGTTGGCTTGTGGCACGCCGTTCACCATCTGGCGCATGGGCTTCTCCAGCATGGCGCCTTCAAAGCCCGCCAGGAAGACCGGGGCTGCCAGCGACTTCGGTGCCAGCAGCTGGGCGCGATCGCCCATCAGCACGATCTTGCAGCCCTTGGTCTGGCTGAAGATCAGGCCCAGCAGCTCACTGTTGATGTAACTGGCTTCATCGATGAACAACAGGTAGTTGTACTTGAAGTCGTTCTCGCGCTTCGGTACCAGTACCTTCTGGCCTGTCTTGAAGTCGTTATGGATGCGCAGCTCCAGAAAGCTGTGGATGGTCCGCACATCCATACCGGTAACACGGCTGAAGGTATCGGCCGCCTTGTTGGTGGTGGCGGTCAGCTGCACTTCATACTCCGGGTAATCCGGCCAGATGGCCTTGACCGAGCGGATGTAGCGCGGCAGGTTGTCCATCAGCTTGCGGATCAGTGTGGTCTTGCCGGTGCCGGAATAACCTTCCAACAGGAATACCTGCTTGGCCGGGTCGCACAGGAAACCCACGAACTTGTTCAGGGCGCTGTCCTGGTCCTCATTCAGGACCAGGGTATCTAGGTTGAGGGTAGAAGTCATTTGGTGTAGTCCTTGGTGCTGAAGTGCACCGTATGGCCGAAGGTGGGTTGCAGTCTGGGGTTATCGTTGATCAGCCACAGAATGCGTTGTTTGGGTGGGTTCTTGGGCCAGTGGAATTCGCCATCGGTGAAGATCAGCGACAAGGCCTTCTTTTCCTTGCTGATGCGCTCCATGACCTCGCGCACACTGGTGCCACCACGGCCATGGAATTTGACCTGCATCAGTTCCTGGATCGAACGCACCTCGTTGACGTGCTGGATACGGGTATCGAACTGGATGATGGTCAGCTTCTTTGGCTTCATGAACTTCATCACGCCGGCAATCTCAGAGACGAAGATTTGGAACTGGTAGTCTTCCACCGATCCGGAGATGTCGACGTAGAAGTCCAGCTCGGTCAGGTTCATGCTGTACAGCGATGGCAGATAATGATCCGGGAAGAAACGGCGATTCGGCTTCTTCCAGCTGTAGTCGTTCTTGCTGAATTCGGTCAGAAAGCGGCGCAGCAGCGTGGTCCACGGCAGCTTGGGATTGAACAGGTTGTCCAGGTACAGCTCAATCTCGCCAGGAATGGTGCCCGGCTTGTCACCGGCCATTTTCGACTGGAGCGAGGCACGCACGATGATGCCCTGGATGTGCTTGGTCAGCTGTTCCGGCGTCATGCCGGTACCCGGATTGGGACCGCTGCCGGCGCCCGGTTCATCGCCTGGCTTTGGTGGCCGCAGGTCGGCCATCGGCAGTTGTGGCATGGGCTTGCCCTGGGCCGCTTCATCGGCCAGGATCTTGTAGATCTGTTCGGTGTGCATGCCCTTGAAACGGTCCTCAGCCAGGTGCGGATGCGGCAGCTGGAAACCACGTTCCTTCAGCATCAGGTTGATAACGTGGTCGGCCGCCTGGTTCAACAGGTCCGGGCACCAGTCCGGGTGCAGTAGCTGCAGGCCGATGTGGTCGAAGGCCATGTGGCAGGCCTCATGCACCATCACACCGATGCGTTCATCCGGGGTCATCTTCATGAAGAACTCCGGATTCCAGCCCATGTGTACGCCATCAACATAGGCAGTGCGCTGGGTGTCGTCCCAGATATGCTTCAGGCTGAAGGCGATGGTGGTAAAGAAGGCGCTGTCACGGGTCTGCATCAGGCCAATCTTGGCGCGGTCCAGGGCAGTCTGGAGATCGTTCATTTGCATGGTGTCCTCGGTAGGGGAAAGTCATCAGGGCGGCCGGAGGCACGCCTCTCAAGGAGATGTTACGGGTGGTACTGGCTACGATGACAGGTACATCGCTGCCTTGTGGCGTTTGCCATATTCTTCCTGGTCTGTCCAGGACATCACCTGCAGCTTGGCGTCTGCTTCCAGGATGCGTGCACGCAGCAATCTCGGATGGTCCAGGGCTTCCATCAGATCACGCACTGAGATGTACTGGTCCTCTTCCAGCCAGCCGGTGATGATGGCTTCACCGGTGTCGGTAAAGCGCAGATGGTCTTCACCCGGCTGACTGTCCATGTCTTCACCACGACTGTATTCATAGTCCCAGGCAATGCCGGCATTCTTCAGTTCCACCAGGGGTTTGGTGAAATGGGCATCCTTGGCTTCGTAGTACTGCATATAGTGCAGCGCCGGATCAGCATTGACGATGAAGTCATTTTCATCGTCCGGCTTTCCCAGATTAGGTTCCAGAATTTTCTGGGCCAGCTCTTTCTGGGAAGCCAGGATGGTCAGGGTGATGGTGCGTTCGTTCGACATGGCGATTCCTTAATCGGGTGCCGGCTTGCCATTAGTCTTGTCGTGGACGTAAGCTTGCAGGCGGGCAGCACGTTTCTGCTGGAACTCGGCCATTGCCCTGTGGCAGATGACCTCAGCAGCGGCGTATTCTGCCATGGTTTGTTCGGTTAGTGCTTGCTTCTCGGCATCAGCCAAGCCAGCAATGGCATCTTCCAATGCGGTGGTTTTAGGAGGCTCCATCCAGCTCTCCATCTTGCGAATAAATGCAAACATTGTTTCTCCTGAAATGAAAAAAGCCACCCGAAGGTGGCTTCTATACTGGGTTGGTGTTTCAGCTATGCAGTGAGCTGCACCAGGGATGCCGGCTGCCGGAACAGGTATTCGCATCCTGGTTTCGGCTTGCCACACTCATCCAGCCCCAGCTCTTCTGGTACCGGCAGGAAGGCATGCTCATCTTTGTCGTAGCAGAACAGGCCGACGGCCCGTTCATGCACGGCGATCGGCTTGGTGGCACGCAGCGCCTTCTCTGCTTCACTGATGAGACTACGGGTTTTGACATCAAAACGGAAACTACCCCCTTCGAGCAGGTCGTACAGCGCCTGTCGGAGCGTCGCAGTTGGGGTGCCAGAGACATTGCCCATGTTGACTCCTGGAAAAGTTGTATGTTGAAAGTGTCGTGTGACAATCTCACAGTAGTACACAACTTCTGAGGGTTCAAGCACGCAAGCAACAATGCGACACCACAATGTTGTTTTAGCGAGGGCTACGGTAGTCGAGTGCTACAGCACGGGTTGCGTTGAAGAATTTCTCACGCATGTCCTGGTCTGCCTTGATTTCATCTTCGCCATGCAAGGAATTCTGCATGACGCCGTTCAGCCAGTTGGCTTCTTCATCCGTCAGTTTCAGGATGGTGAAGTGCTGATGTACGTTGTCGACTTCCATGTGCTACTCCTTGATGGTGATTACCTGGGACAGCAGATAGGCACAACCCCCGATCTTGTGATCGTGATTGGGGATCATGGTCTTCAGGTGGGCCATGATGAATTGCTTCAATCCCTGCCCATCGGCTTTGAAGCCAGGATTGAAGGTGACCTGTACGTCAGGGATCGGGTCACCGGTATACCAGGCGATGATCATCCTGCCATACGACGTGCCGTTGTAGATGTCGATCAGGAAGTGAGGCGGGATGTCCCATACCTCCGGCAGGCACCGGGTGGTGCCCCAGATGGTTTCACCGCGCTCGGTGGCGTCGATGTCGGCTTGGGTAATCATGGTTTGACTCCGTAGCCTTTTAAGACGACTTCCACGCGCAGCTCTACCGGTACCCAGGTGTGCTGCGGCATGCCGTCTGCCTGACGCAGCTTGGGATAAGGATTCACTGTCGCCTCATCAATCTTGGTGGTGGTGCCAAACTCGGTACGGTAACCGGTATGGGTGCTGCGTTGCCACCACTGTACATATTCACCGTCAGGGGTGACGGCTACGAAGCCTTGGGTGATTCTCATAGCGTTCCTGCTCCTTTCTGGCTTGTTCTTTCTTGGCTTCACGTGCCTGTTGCTGCTCCCACGCCCAGGATCCCTCCCAGCGTGTGATGGGCACAGGCACCCCGTTCTTGTAATGCGCACCCACGGTCTTTGCCTTAGAACAGCTTGGCGCCGGAGGTGGCAATCCACTTCTGGATCGCTGGGTGGGCCATGGCCGTGTTGTCACGCTTGACGATGTTCTTCAGGCCGATGACCTGGAACTCGGCCGGGAAGCGTTTCACGTAGGTGGCGACAGCATCCAGGTGGTCCTTGGTCGCATTGGCACCGATCGAGCCGCACAGCAGGTACAGGAACGAGGCTTCGCTCGGCACCCGTACATTGCCCGGATCGGCGATGATGTCGCGCATCTTCGGGATCTCGGATTCGATGCGGCAGAATTCGATGAACTCCGAAGCCACGCCTTCGCTCAGGCAGCCGCCCAGCAGCGATTGCGCATCGGTGTCTTCCACGGTCTTGATCACCTTGATGATGGCGTCGGCGAAGTGCCAGGTGCGGGGCGAGGCATAGGTGTGGTCGGTGTGGTCCGGCTGGAAGGTGTACAGCACTTCCTTCTTGAAGTCCACATACGAGGTGATGCGGAAGTCGATATTGTTGCTGCGTGCCCAGTCCAGCCATTCGGCCACATCCATGCGCAGCTGCAGGTGCACCATGCGCGACTGCAGGGCAGTGGACATCGGGCTCACCAGGGCATTGTCCGATTCCAGGTTGCCGGCGCCGACGATGGCCAGTTTCTTGTGCAGCATGTGATTGCCCACCATGCGGTCCAGGATCAGCTTGTAGGCCGCTGCCTGTACTGCAGGGGGAGCAGTGGGCAGCTCGTCCAGGAACAGCAGCCAGCCTGCATAGTGCTTGCCGGTCCCCTTGCCGTCGGCATCCAGGATCTCCGGCAGGTTGTCGCCGGCGATCGGGAAGGTGTCCATCGGTGTGTAGGTGGCTCGGCCGCTCACCACCGTGGGGAAGCCAAGCAGGTCAGTCGGGTCGCACTGGGACAGGCGCAGGTCGATCAGCTTCAGGTTGAATTCCTCGGCGATGCTGTGCACGATGGAGGATTTACCGATGGCCGGGCTGCCATGCAGCATGGGTACCAGATGGGCCTGGATGGCCTTCACGATCGCGCTACGGGCCTGGGAAGGGGTGAGTTTCAGTACAGTGGCCATGACGGCTCCTATGATGGTTTGGATGGGTTTGTTGGATGAAGGGAAAGCTACGTAGAAGCGTCCGGAGGACGCAATGAAGATCAACCTTCAGGATCAATCAGTTCAGCAGCCTTCAGTTTTCTGACCAGATCTTCGGCATCGGAAGCCAGTGACCTTTGGGCACCGTAGTCTATGCAATCACTGCATGGCGGGCTCAGGTGACAGCTGCAATTCCGATCCGGAATATGGGCACGTAGGTAGGTTGAAAGTTCCTGGATGATCGAAATGGCTTCATTACGCAGGCTCATGATTACCCCACTGAATCCAGGTAAATTGGTGCCTGCATCAGACCACGGAACATGGTGTTCTTGGGCGTGGCCACTGGTGAGCGTTCACCGGCCAGCTTATTCCTTGCCGAGGATGGAGACAGCAGGTTGTATTCTTTGGACCAGTACTTACCATTCCACCAGCGCCGTCCACCCTGACTGCGATCACTGGCTGGTGTTTGGTATTCACCTGGGCGACGTGGCCGGCCAAAGCGGAAGCGGGTCAGCGGAATGGCCAGGTTGTAATCCTTGGCTGCTTCCTCGAAGGTCAGGGTACGGATTACGTCGATTTCCCTGACGGACTTGAACACGTCCTTACTCTGGGTCAGGTACAGGGAGTCGTAGGTCGGCAGGTCCAGGGTACCAAACCAGTTGTGGCGGATGCGTGGCAGCTGGTAGAAGTGCTGCAGCAGCTTGCCATACTGCTTGGCCTGGGCTTCGGTGCACAGGATGACAATAGGCTTGCGAGGTTCATTCATTGGCTTAACCTTTCGGGGTGTAGGGGATGTACCAGCTACCGCGGCCAGTGGTGGACTCGGTCAGCAAGCCTGTCTCATGGTCTAGCCACAGCTGCACGGCGCCTTCCGGTCGGTGTGCGACGATGTGCTTCAGCTTGGCATGGAGCATTTCCAGCGCCAGGCCGCGGTTACGATTGATGTTGTCTTCGGTATCACACATCACCATGGCACTGGTGGGCGTGTGGGTAATACGGATACCGCGACTTCTCCAGGGCTCGATCACCAGGTCTTCTGGTTTGAGTTCCATTATTTCTCCGGTGCGAGTAAGACGATCGCTTGTGCTTTCTTATACAAGCAATCTTCAGTGTGGGGGAATCCAGATGGATTCAAGGTAAACGAGGCTGCATCATACCTACGCTTGCAACACGTGCAGATCTTGGTTTCTCCAGTAGGTCTGTCTGGCACTTTCAGATTGACAATGGCGCGTTTAACGATGAATCGAGCCATCTGAATGATCACTGGCTCTTCTTCCATGATCTCTCTTAGTACAGTTGAAGTCCTTTGTTGATCGGTCCAAGCGGAATCTTCTTGTCTTCAGGCAGCAAGATGTTGGCTGCTTGGATTCGTTTACGCAGGATAGAGCGGATTGACTTGGCACGGCCTTTCTTACCCAGCATGTTGAGTAGTTCTTCAGTGGTCATTGCTTCCCATAGAACATGCTTAGACTTGTTCTTCTTACGATGATCACAGTTGCTCACTGGGATTCCTCCAATTTCTTCAGCAGGGTATTGTGGTAAGTCATGAACAGAGCCATGACTTTGTTCTGTGGAACATCCGGCAACTGGGAGTAAGCCAGGTCAATGACCGAGCCCAGTGATTCCATGGTCGGGTAGACTGGCATGGGAACGGGCTTGATGTTCGGTTCAGCCTTGGTATCAGGCGTTTTTGTAGACTGGTTGGGCTGCATAGCTCACCTTCACTGGTGGTTGGGCCGCGTCCCTGGCAGCCTGTTGATGTTTGAGGGTGCCGGCCATGACCGACGTGTTGTGAATCTCTGCGATCTTCAGCAGGCCACTGGCATAGAACAGGCCGGCCAGTTCACCCACACTGGCTTTGTTCAGGTAGGCCTGGACTTGTTCCTTGGTGATGGCGCTGATGATTTCGGCTGGCTTGAGCTTTAGCTTGAAGAAGCTGGAGGCTTCTGTAGCTTTAATCGTGGCTTCATGATCCACGATGACCTTGTCCCCTTCCTGATGCGAAACCACAGCGGAGAGGTGGTCAAAGGCATAGCACACGGCCAGGCAAAATTCAGTGCCGTCGGTCACCGGCGCCATGACATGGGGCTTGACGTTGTTAAACAGTCTACCTTGTCCATCCGACCATTCCTTCAGTGCCTGGTCCAAGGCCTTGGGCTCCAGCATGTTGTACTTGTTCAACACCTTGGTGAACTTCCTGGCTTCATCCAGTGCCAGGTTGTGCTTGGTCGCCCGGCCGGTGGCCACCAGGATTCGGTTGAAGGTACGGGTACTGACGCCGGCCATATGGGCCATGGCCTTGACTGTCATGGTAGTGCGACGCTTGTCATAAATATCACAAACCAGGCTCCTGGTACTGTTGTCTACTGCCATTTTTATGCTCCTGAGAAAGGCCGATAGTATATCGGCTGTCTATGGTAGGAAAATCGATTTTTTGCGAAGTTAGCTTATCGGTTCGGGTGTTTTGGGCGTCACCCTCGGAAGTTGTCAAAACTTCTACAGATAAGGCACTTCTTGTTTGTCTGGCATCTTTTTGGTGGTATCTGGGACCACCCGCCAGGCGCCATGGATGTTCGTCTCGACCTTGATCGGACCTGTTCGGATCGGCCGTGGGAAAGCCTCCGGCAGCTTCTTCCGGATGGCTTCGATGTGCTCCTGGGAAGTCATGTCCAGCGTGCTGCGCAGGAAGGGCTCCACCTGCATGCCAACCATGCCGGCCAATTTGGCCAGGTCTTTGACGGCCCAGTCGCCTGGGAAGGTGTGGCAGTAGTCCACAATCTTGTTCAGCAGGGTCTTGGCCAGCAACAGCTTCTCCGGTCGGTTCTCTTTGGCGATGCGCTTCTTCAGCACCCGCACCTTGTTGAAGTACACGTCCACATCGTCATCGGTGGTCCAGCCATCGCCGCGGACGTAGTGGATCTCGTAGGTTACCTGCAACCAGATGGCGTCGCCCGCTTCCAGGCTCACCTTGTTTGGTAAAGCCAGGGACAGATCGCAGTTCAGCATTTCGTCGGCATACTGCCAGGCATCCTCATTACCTGGCTTGCCGTTGGAGTTGCAGGTCTGGATATGGCAGTCGCCGTACAGATAGCTGTCACGGCCTTCGTTGCGCAGGATGATCAGGGCTTTGCCATGGACCATGGACTGTCTCCTTGGATCTCTAATGTGCTGGTTTAAAAAATAGTCCCCTCCACTGTTTCCAGTGAGGGGGACGGATCGTAGAAGGGCCGGGACGGCCCGCTGTTTTACTGAGGTAGCAGGTATTTGTTGCTGATGTATATGATGAACTGGTCAAGGTAAGGCCTAGACACTTCCCATCCTACTTGGATGATGGTGTCTCGCCATGCGTTACATAGATCCCGATCTGCAGGAGTCATGCTGCTAAGCCAGCGCTCACGTTCAGCTACCCGGTATTTCTCTATTTCAGGAGAGAGCATAGTTGGATCCTTTGATCAGTTGTGGCAGGGTGTTGGACAGCTTGTGGAAGGTGCCCGGTACGCCATGCAGCTGCGACAGGATATCGTCCAGCAGACGGCTCTCGGCCAGTTCACTGAAGATGTTGATGTAGTGCTGGCGCAGGTGGTTCATGTGGTTGGGACCACACTTGAACTCATCGTGGATAGTGACTACGTTGAAGGGATTGTGAGCCAGCATGGTAAGGCAAATGGCTTCCAGCTGACGTAGGTACAGCGTAGGCACCGTCCGGATACTGGATTCAGTGAGATGGGGCAGGATCACCACATCAACCATGCCAGAGCGATCCATCTGCCCCACGTAGTAGTCCACCTTGGAGTGTTCCCCCGTGCTACCGGTGTGGCCACAGCGCAGCATGCCCCGCTGGCCCAAGGTGTAAGAAATCAGCTTGTGAGCCTGTTCTACCATCTCACGGTCATAGTTGCAGCGACGGTGGATGCAGCGCAGCACGTAGGCATCCACGCTGTGCACCACGTTGGCGACATTGGACAGGCCAGTCTTGGTGCCCTTGTTCTCATAGAACTCGTAGGTAAAGGTGGCGTGGTCCAGTTCATCGACTTCGATGCGGGAGTCCAGTTTCTCCATCACCTTGACGCGGGCATCGAAACCATCTGGCAGCTTCCAGCGGTGCTCCAGTGCATACGGCTGCCATGAAGCCAAGAGATCCTGCAGCAGTTCCCATGCACCCGGTGCGATCGTTGCTGCGGCCTGATAGAAGGCCGACAGTTCCGGAGTATCGGCACCGAAGATGTTGATCGGCTCCTGTTTCGAGCCGTAGAACGAAGTCATCAGTGCCTGCTTGGCATCGCCGCGGGAGACACCGAAGCCAGAACCCAGCAGGTTTTGCATGACCGAGGTGAGCTGGCCATAGGCATCGGCCCGCACATTCGGATCCACCAGCCCGGTGTTGGTGGCACCTGCAATACAGCCGGTGAGCGCACTCATGACCTGAATGCCGGAGCAGCAGGCATCGAAACCGACCATGTGGCCGGTGGGCTCACCAGCCTGTACCTTGCGTATGGCCTGCACTGCCTTGTGGTACAGCGGTTTGTTCTCCGCTTGGTCAGCGAGTTGTTCCAACTGGGTGAGGTTGTCCTCGGCCCACTTGATGCGCTCACTGAAGAGCAGCTTGTCATGACCAAAATGGTTGGCCAGATCGATCAGCATGTACTGCCAGCCGGTGAATTGTTCCATGATTGGTTCCTTGGTTTAAGTGTTTAAGCGAGTAGGGTGACTTGGGCTTTGATGCGGCCTGGTATTTTGTCCGGAGGACGCTCGGCCCATTTGCGGGACATGATGAAATTGGTGCGGCCGCCAGTGTACATACGGCTGGTTTCCAGCCCTTTCCACAGTCGATACCACTGCCCGGTATTCACCATGTAGCCATAGGCATCGGTGACACTGAGATGGGTAGGCAGTGGCATGGGGAGATGCTCCGGGTACTCGTGGATCTCGTGGTCGAACATGGTGATGATGATGAACTTGTTCATGGTTGCCTCTTCTTCAGCCAGTTGACACCACCAGTATTGACGGCAGCATCCATCGCATCATTCAAGCCAAGCAGTAGAGCTGCTGCCTGAAGTTCCGGGTGCAAGGCCTTCAGCTTCACTGGCTGGTTTGACTGGTTCTTCCAGACGTAGCCGAAGTTCGGATCCTGATAACACACATGGATTACGTATGGTGGTAGTTCCTTGACCGTCAAGGTACCGTCGCCATCACTGCTGCCAATGAACTTGTTGTTGACGAACAGGTACCATTTGCAGCTTGCTCCGTCATCAAAAGTCATATTGATTGTGATGCTGTTGTCTTCTGGGTTCATCCATGTCCTCCATCGGATGTTGGATCGGTTCATCATGTCACCAGCGTGGCCATGACGATGAATGCTTTCGGCACATCGCCACTGCTCCGCGGTGTCCCATCAGGCCGCCACCATTTGAAATGCACTGGTCGGTTGGTGTGGTGGTAGATGAAGGCAGTCTGGTAGTACTTGTTCATATCCACCAGCAAAGCACTGTTATAGATTTTCAGCCAGACCATATCCAAGGTACCCAGATACTCGGTACCCATGAACACGTGGTAGTCCTTGACCGGGCCTCCATTGGCGAAGCTGATCTCACCGTTGCTGTTGATATTCATGGCGCAATCCCCAACAGGGCCAGCTGCGCTTTGATCTCCGCTGGCAGATCCACCTTGGCGATGCGTGCCGTGGCACTGTTCACCTTCTGGTACCAGTGACCATTCATCAGCAGGTAGGTATCGTCCGGCATGCGGTCGATATCATCGATCGTGGTTTCGTTGCCCAAGTACTGGGCACCGTAAAAGGCTTGAACTTTCAGGGACATGTTGGTTCCTTTATTTGAGTAAGAGGGCCATGGCCTTGACCTCTGGCGGGATACCGAAGGCATTGGCCGATACCCACATAGGTGTGCCACCATAGGTGATTCGGATCAGCCATTCCGGTTCCAGATCAGGGCGGAAGCAGTAGGATCCATGAGCTTCCTGCCCTTCTACTGGTTTGGGAATCAGCTGTTTGTCGTGGAAGTAGTAGATGCGCTTGGACATGTTGGACATGGCACTCCTTCGATATATTCAGGCTCTGCCAGTTCCAGCATGGCCTTCTTGAACGCAGTACCCTGCGTGGTGATGTGGTAGCCCTGGGCATAGATGCGGCCCCGCTTGTCCACCTTGTGCGTCAGGTAGAAGCGGTTACCTTGGCTTTGTATCAGGTCGTAGAAGCGATATGACTGCTTCTTGAAATTCTCCCACTGCATGCGTTTGTCTTCGGTGTCCAAGGCAAACGTGGGCTCTTCCTCCACGGTGCACAGGAAGTCCAGATCCAGCTTCAGTGCCACCTTGTTCATGGTGTTGAGCACGTCCAGACAGATGTCCCCATCGTGGTGGTTGATCGGCCCGCCAAGGATCAATGAATCGTTGTGCGTCAGGTAGCCACTGCTGAAGTTGTGCTTCAGGTGCTGTGGCTCGCACACCATCGGCGGCAGGTACTGGGAGTTGATGACGAAGTCCACCAAGCCGACACTAAGTGGGATGCAGGAAACTACCTCAAGGCTGGCCATCTTGCTGGCCTTGCGGATGTCGAAGGCATCGGTGTAGCACAGGATGGCGGTGATCTCGGCCACCGTGGTAATGGCGGCCGTCTTGTCGCTGAAACCCAGCCTGCCCGCCAGCTGTGCGGTCACTGACGTGAATAGCTCCGGCGTCTGGCAGTAGGCCACACCGACAAACACATCCAGTACTAGTGCCTGCAGATCCAGTCCTCGCAGCTGGGCAATGCGGTTGTCCTTGGAAGGGTAGTAACTGCCCTGCATCCACTGGATTAACCGGGATACGCCATCCTGCATCTTGGCCACCATGTCTGGATTAGCCAAGATCTCTTTGCGGATATAACCGTCGATGTACTTGCGGTTGTACCGTTTCTCGTTGAACTCTTGGTTCAAAAGATCCATATTGGGCATGGTGAAACTCCTTATTTGATAAGTAAAAGCTGGGCTTTGAATTCGCCCGGTACATCTTTGTATTCGACACCCTTCCACTGATGCCCCTGTGTCCAGTATCTCCACCACAGACCGTTGTTTTCAGTGTGCAGGTAGCAGTCCGCATACAGTAGGTCATCTTCCCGTGTCAATCTGGGAAGTATCTTTTTATCAGTCAGTATTTGTGGAAGTCGCTGAGGATGAAACAAGTAAGAAGTAGACATGATGGCTCCTACTTACTGATGGCCCCAGTATTTGCGGGAATGACGGCAATCCAGATAGTCCTGCCATGCGGTGTCAAACAGGCAGTTGTTGGGTGCACGCTCGAACAGTGGTGCGATCTGTTCATCGGTGAAGCCAGCCAGTCCACAGCCGATGCGTGTCACCTTGAATTCCAGTTCAGGATGTAGATCGGCATAGCTGATGAAGACCTGTACGTGAAACTTGATGATATCCAAGGGCAGACTGTTGATCTTGTAATCCTTGGTTGGGATGGCATAGCTGTTGCCGATCTGGCCAACACCATAGCCCCACTCTGCACCTTCATGTTCCAGTGCATAGCGTGCGGCGCCAGCACCGTGGACACCTGCGAGATTGCTGCCGAATACGAAGATCATGATTTACTCCTTGGTTTAAATGTGAGTCCAGCTACACCACACCATGGCCGGAGGCCCATGCTGTAACTCAACTGTCTACTGTGGTCAAATAAAAAAGAGCCACCACCCCTTGATTCGCAAGGGAATGGTGGTGTCATAAACCCCATGCTATCTGCATGGTGGTTTTGGTATGAGGCTGCCGACGCGCCCGATGCGGTAGAGGGCAGCCCTACTGAGGCGATGATGATGGTAAGGCTTATACAGCCGGATCTTCGCCGAACAGCGCGAAGTTGTTGGCGTCGGTTTGCTCGGCCGGATTGAACTCGATGATCAGGGACAGCAGCAGCTTGTTCAGGCGTACCTTGTCTTCGGAGTCTTCACGCAGCCAGTCGGACAGCTGCTTCTCGCGTGGCTTGTCCTTCTTCAGCGGGATGGCACCCAGCTTGACACGGCCACCACCCGCCGACGGCAGGTAGATGTTGAGGAAGGATTCAGCCTTCCAGTTGTCGTTGCCAGAGGATTGGGCACCGGCATTGCTATTGCCATTGCGGGTTACGGTGCTGCCGTTGTTGGTATCGAAGGCCATGATGGTTCCTTTACAGTGAATAGAGATGATAGAGATAGGAGATGAAAGAGAGAAGGTGTGCCAACAACACCAACCCGCAACCAGAGGAGGCAGGAAGGCTCACACAGCGCGAGCAGGCATTGGGGACATGGCACACCATCCACCCCATGGGCGAAGCCCATAGAGCAGAGAGGACAGAGATGGTACCGGCTTAGAAATGCTCGGACAGGATGCCACCTTGTACGGCGGCAGCGGTGCGGAAGTGTTCTTCCATCTTGGCTTGGCGATCGCTGTAGCCTTGGAAGAAATCATGGTCAGTCAGTACCAGACCGTTGGCCTGGGCATAATACTTCACGTGTGGATATTCCAGATCACGTGCCCAGCTGTAGTCCAGCAGTTCTTCTAATGAGGTGAACTTGAGGTTCATTGCACTGATCCAACGTTTGTCATAGGCAGTGATGACATAGTCATTCGGATCATGGTTTGGGACTGGGTCGCACATAATCAGTAGATCTCCATCAGGGAAAGTTGGGAATGTTCCTGCACCTTGTTAGCATAGGCCTTCTCGGTTTCAGGGATACGGTCAAGGCACTTGCACAGCATCTGGTAATCAGGATAGCTGTAGTGATTGCCTACAGCCAGATCCATGATCAGGTTGCTGGTGCACAGAGTACCGATGGTGCTGGCCAGCTTAACGATGTTGACCAGTGCTGTGGTAAGCACAGGCTTAGCTACTTTTGCACTGGGTGCGAGAAAGGATAGGCGCATTATTTGATCTCCTGCTTCTTTGGTTTGGTGAAGTGTTCGTAGGCATGCAGGCAGCCCACAGCGATAGCGATTGCCACGCCCACTGGGAGCATGACAAGGATGGATGCAACTTGGAACAAGGTCTGCAAGAGCCACATGATTACCATGAGTGGCAGGCAGATGAGGGTGCGGATCATGGACATGATGTAGCTCCTTAGATTAATGAATGAACTAGTGACGATAGTGGGATGGATTGGATCCCGGATTGGTTTGGAACAGCACGGTGATGAAGTGCTGTGGTTTGAAATTGCCGCGATGCGGATGCACCGTGAAGCCCATGAGCTTCAGGGCACCACAGATCAGGTGTGAGCGTTGCTGTACTTCAGCCATGGGCTCGGACTGGTCATCCCCGACCACAAGGACCATAGAGATATCCGTAAGCCCGGTCATGGCAGCACCAAGGGATTCACAGACATCCTGTACTGCTTGTTTTTGTTCACAGAATTGGCACATGAGGATTCCTTAGAAAGGGATGGGATCCACTACAGGTGGTTTGGATTTGAGATTACGCATGATCATCATCCACTGCTTACGCTGCGTGTGATTGGCGTTAAAGGTACTGACACTGCGCAGATGACGACCAGTCTTGAAATGGTCACGGGTATGGTGCCCACGGAAAGCACCGGTGTAACGGCCTTGGAGCTGGTTACGAGATTGCATGATGATTCCTTTAACGATTGCGGTTCACGGAGCGCATAGCACGCACCACAGGACGATTTAAATTGAGGGATGAGGATTTGTACCTATGCTTGGCCGGAGGCCTGCCATGGTCGCGTACACGCTGCGTAGGACGATCATAGAAAGCATCATCAATCAGCACAGGAAAGGTCATGTCCTCGATCTCTTTGAGATAGGAGGTCAGGCTGTCGATGACGATGACCTTGCCCTGTTTGATGAGTGCGATGGTCGCTGCAACAAACAGAGCACGAGCAGTGTCTGAGTCGTGTACGTAGATGGTGTGAGCAGTCATAGTCACCAGAACTTGATGATGAAGTGCACAGCCGCATACAGGCTGCCAATGGCAATGGATGCTGCAACGATCAGGATGGTGATCTTGATCTTTTCGATCAGGGTGAGTTTAGTAGTCATAGATGTATAAATGATAAGTGTTATGAGGGTGTGAGTACTTACACCGTTAGTACCACGGGTGAGTATCGGTTTAGGGGAGGAAATAGTTGTAGTAGGGAAAGAGATGGAAATGTACCAGAAACACTGTTTTGGCCCATCCCTTACTACTTTTAGCTATATAGAGGTAATCATTTTCATTACCTCATCCTCGTTATAGCCAAGGGAATTTACTGCCTTGGTAGCACTTGCTGTTCAGGTGATGCCAGCCACGTTGTTTATAGAATAGCAACAGTGCAGTGGCATAGATGACCAGCATCAGTGCCGGAATCAGCAGGAAGATCAGATCTCCCAGTTTCAGCTGACTCCACGTAATGCCACTTTCAGGCAGCACTTGAACATCGATGACGATCAGGTAAGAGACAGCTGCCAGCAACATCAGCACTGCCATCACGATGGTCCACTTACGTTCAGTACGGGAAATGATCATGCTGTTCTCCAATGTTATTCATTTGAAATTAATACAGGATCAACTGTATTCCACTCCATGCCCGAAGGGCAATGAGTAGTCGATGGCATGGGCATTGGATGGCACTGTCTCCGTGTGTAGAAGTGTGTTGTGTAGAAAGCAAAGCCACCACCGGTGAGGGTGATGGCCAAGGGATTACTGAGGGATAGCCACTTCAGCTTCAGTCACACCAGTCTGGGAACGCAGGGCATTGAGCTTAGCGCGACGGGTGATACGGGCTTCATCAGCGAAAGCACCAGCAGTCTCTTCACTCCAGCCAGCGAGGTGATCGAGGGCTTTAGCACCCTTCTCCGCAGCAGCAAACAGGGTAGAGACAGCAGCACAGAATTGAATGATGGCAGAACCAATGGCAGTGAACATGGTGAACTCCTAACGTTAGAGATGAATGAAGAATGGATGATCAATCCATCCAGTGCATGGCCGTAGGCCAGTGGGGTAGGTAGTTGAAGTAGGGGGGGGGTAGTTTTGTTTTTTGTCCTCAAGCTGTCAGTACTGCACCTGTACCCAGGTAAGAAAATCTGCCAGACCCTTCCGTTTATTTTCTAGCAATATTTGTACCAACCCTTCGTTTCTTTCTGACAACATGTTTTTTGTCAACATTGTTTTCAGACATTCAGGTACCATGGCAACCATATACACCCGATATACCAACGCAGTTGGTATAGGTGCTGCGAAGCAGCGCCATAAGGTCAACCTTCAATAAGGTAAGTCATGCCATGTCCATCTTCGATGACCACCCAAATAATAGAGCAACAGTTACAGCTCCTACTGCTTCCAATCCAACCGTGGCTGATGCTCATGTGGTTGAACCAGCAGCAAGCGTCACTGTTCCTGCAGTCGTTACCGTATCCCCTGCCAATCCACTCTCACTGAGTCTGGAACAGTTCCGGGCAGTCTTGCCTGACAAGGTGAAGAAGTCCCTGAACCAGCAGCTGGTGGACCAGATCAATGCCACGCTCTCCAACCCTGGGGAGTTCGAGCATTACCGTGACAACCTGCTGTCCTATACCCGTGTCATGCAGGATGGGAAGTTCAAGATCGAGCAGTACCTCGATGCAGTGAAGTACGTCAGCCACAAGCTGATGGGCTCCTCCAATATCGAGGCCTACATGAAGACCTTCCCGGACAAGTACCAGGGCTTTGTGGCAGCTGGGGTATCCCCCAAGGACATTGCCTCCTATGTGTCGGCGTACAACAAGGGCAAGCTGGTCAACCTGATCTTTGAACAGACCCTGATCCCGGTGCACGTCCTGAACCAGGACATGTACCAGCGAGCCTTGAATGCCCAGTTTGAATTGGGGCTCTCCGCTCAATCGGAGAAGGTCCGGGCCGATGCCTTAAATTCCGTGCTCACCCAACTCCGTCCTCCGGAAGTCAAGAAGATCGAGATGGATATTGCCGTCAAGGAGAACGATGCCATTAAGGCACTGCGGGAAACCACGATGGAACTGGCCGAGGCCCAGCGTAAAGCGATCGCTTCCGGCGCCATCAATGCCCAGCATGCAGCCGAGCAGCGCCTGGTGATTGAGATGGGTGAAGCGGAGATTGTAGGAGGCCGGGCATGAAGCTGAGTCGGCGTACCGAAGCCATCCTGGCCGGCATCCTGTTTTCCCTGGTACCGGCCCTGGTAGTTGGCATGTTTGTTTTTCTGGCTTCCGATTTCAACTGGGTGCTGGCCTTGATTGTGGGCGGTGCCATGTTTGGCCTGGGCCTGGACATCTGCTTTGGAAAGGGCTGCCGATAATGAGCAGGAACCTACATTCCATTTACCCGGAAACCAATCCCACCGACCCGGTGTCTGCCGTGCTTGCGTCTGGCCTGGCGGCCGCCGCTGCGCACAAGGCCATCAGTAAAGCCAGGTACGGCTTCCATGCCGATGACACACCGTGGAAGGTGGAGGATTACCTCAATGCCACCGACTACAAGGTGGACTTGAACTATGTCCCGTCCCTGTTTGCTCTGGAGTTCGTCAACTTCATCAAGCTGGTGAATGGTGTCGATGGGGAGGAGAACAAGACCCCGATCGTCCACTACAAGATGCTGGACACCCTGACGCACCGGGGCGCCCGTGTTCTGAACCTGTGCCACCGGGGTATTGCCAAGACCACTGTGATGGGTGAGTACCTGTGCCTGTTCATCGGCGTGTATGGTGAGATTCCTGGTTTCGGCAAGGTGAACCTGGCCCTGTATGTGTCAGACTCGATCGAGAACGGCGTCAAGAACATGCGCAAGAACCTGGAGTTCCGCTATGAGAATTCCGACTTCCTGCGCCAGTACATCCCGGAAGCCAAGTTCACCGACATCCGCTGGGAGTTTAAGAACCTGTCCGGCAATGTATTCATCGTCAAAGGCTATGGTGCCAAGACCGGTGTCCGCGGTGCCAAGGAACTGGGCCAGCGTCCGCAACTGGCCATACTGGATGACTTGATCAGCGATGAGGATGCACGCTCGGCGACGGTGATTGCCGCGGTAGAGGACACCGTGTACAAGGCGGTCAACTATGCGCTGCATCCGAAGCAGAACATGATCATCTGGTCCGGTACTCCGTTCAACGCCAAGGATCCCTTGTACAAGGCAGTGGAGTCCGGCGCCTGGGCCGTGAATGTATTCCCGGTGTGCGAGCAGTACCCGTGCACACGGGAGGAATTTCGTGGCAGCTGGCCCGACCGTTTCACCTATGACTACGTGAAGACCCAGTACGACACGGCAGTCAAGCTGGGCAAGGTGGACACCTTCAACCAGGAGCTGATGCTGCGCATCATGAGCGAGGAAGACCGCCTGGTGCTGGACTCGGAAATCAAGTGGTACAAGCGGGAGCATGTGCTGGCCCACAAGGGCCGCTTCAATTTCTACATCACCACCGACTTCGCCACCTCGGCCAAGCAGAGTTCCGATTACAGCGTGATTTCGGTATGGGCACTGAACCATGCCGGCGACTGGTTCTGGGTGGATGGCATCTGCGCCCGCCAGGACATGGGTAAAACCATGAACGACCTGTTCCGCCTGTGCCAGATCTACAAGCCGTCTTCGGTGGGCATCGAGGTCACCGGGCAGCAGGCCGGCTTCATTCCCTGGATTCAGGAGCAGCAGCTGGAACGCAACGTCTACTTCACCTTCGCCTCCGAGGGCAACAAGAACGAGCCCGGTATCCGGCCCACGACCAACAAGCTGCAGCGCTTCAACGTGGCCCTGCCCCTGTTCAAGCTGGGCAAGATGTATTTCCCCCAGGAGATGAAGACCGGGCACATCATGGTCGAGGCCGTGACCGAGCTTTCCCTGGCTTCGCAATCTGGTTTCAAGTCGAAACACGATGACTTTATTGATACTATTTCGCAATTGCCGTTGCTCAATGCCTGGCGCCCTTCTGAGGAAGCTACGGTACAGACCTCCGACGGCGAGGTATGGGAACTGGAAGACCACGAAGAACCAGTCAATCGCATCAGCAACTACATCGTTTAAAGGAAGATGATGAAACTACAAGAGATTTTCAACCACCTGAAGGCGGCCGAGTTCAGCCAGCTGAACTTCGGCGCCGGCCAGGGGATTATTGACACCGACGACGCCATCGACAAGGTGCTGTCGCACGTGAACCTGGGCCTGACGGACTTGTTTACGCGCTTCGAGCTGCGGGTCAAACGCCTGGTGCTGGATCTGGACCCGGATGGCCCCACCACCAGCTACCTGCTGACCAGTAAACGGGCAGTGACCAAGTACAAGCCCACCATCCCACCCGCTCCTGCAGCACCCATGCCTTACATTCTGGATTCGCTGGCCGATCCTTTCCGCGATGACGTGCTGCTGATCACGCGGGTGTACACCGATGGCGACTATGAGCTGCCGCTCAACCGCCTGGACCAGCCGCATTCGCTGCTGACTTCGGCCATGAACCGGTTGGAGGTGCCGCTGTCGATCGTGACGCAAAACCCGTCCCTGCCCACCCAGTTGCTCACCTCTGGCTTGAGTGTGGTGTACCGGGCCAATCACGCGCTGATTGACCCTAACGTGGGTGCCTTCGATCCCGATCGCCTGGAGATCGAACTGCCCTACTCGCACCTGACGGCGCTGCTGTACTACGTGGCCAGCCGAGCCAACAATCCGGTGGGTCTGGGACAGGAGTTCAATGCCGGCAATACCTACGCCGCCAAGTACGAGAACGAGTGTGCTCGCCTGAAGATGGATGGCATGGAAGTGCAGCAGCGGGGGGCGGAGGGCAAGTTTGAAGAACGGGGCTTCGTGTGATTCGTTTGAATCAATCTTGACAAGCAGGAATCTTGGTTTATATTAAAGATTCCTCTCTGTAAAGTTGACATCCCTCTTGAAAAGCCCCCTCGGATAACACCTTGGGGGCTTCTTTTTGGGTGATAAGTTAGTGAACACTAACCTGCGGTGTCCTTTGTGTCTCTGGTCACGCCCAGTACTTCTTCCGCACGCTGGATCAAGGCCTGGCCCAGCAACAGGCACTGGTCGGGCGGCAGGTTGATCTTGCTGGGGATCTGATCACCCTGGGTACGGACGGTCATGATGGTCGAACCATTGTCCTGGCCGGAGACATTGACGAATTCCGGGTACATGGCAAAGGGAGCAGTGTAGGCAAACACCAGGGTACGCTTGTCAGACATGGTTTCTCCTTTAAAAACAGTTATTTACCGGTAGAACCCAGACCCCCGGCACCACGTAGGGTATCGGAAATGGAGTCTACACGCTCCAGAATCGGAGTGTGAATCGGAACCAGGATAAACTGCAGCAGCTTCTCGCCGGCCAGCCAGTCGAAACGGATGCCGGTCTTGATGTGCAGGCTGGCGAACCACTCGCCGCGGTAGTCCGCATCAATGATGCCGGCCGTATTGTGCAGCTCGACCCCCTTCTTGAAGCCAATCCCGGAGCGTGGCAGCAGCATGGCCATATAGCCTTCGGGTACCTCGGCCGCAAAGCCCAGGGCCACTTTCTGGGCTACGCCATGCAGCACGAAACCGTCATTCGGCATGGCGATGTCATAGCCGGCAGCGTGGTCGGAACCACGGGTAGGCATCTCGAAACGGGAGTGCAGCGGGAGAATGTTCATTGGAAGTTCCTTTACAGGGAGAAATGTTGTATATGATAATGCTTGCTAACGTGTAATTCAAACTTAACCCCAGGACAACCATGGCTGAAGCTGAGATCAATACCAACGATGAAGCAGAGGTGACGGATGATTCCCCGAAAAGGGAAGAGAACAGCGTCACCAAGCTCACCGATTGGGCAAACGAGCCCACCTTGATGCAGCTCAAGCAGCATCTGGAGGATTCCCGCGACCTGCACCAGGTGCAGAAGAGCAAGATCGAGAGTTGGCTGGATAACCTGCATGTGCAAGGCAAGGCCGCCATCAAACCAGTGAAGGGCAGCTCCTCGGTCCAGCCCAAGCTGATCCGCAAACAGGCCGAGTGGCGGTATGCCGCCCTGTCCGAGCCTTTCCTCAGCACCGAGGATGTGTACAACGTGGCGCCAGTGACCTGGGCCGATCGCGGTGCAGCCCAGCAGAACCAGCTGGTGCTCAATCACCAGTTCAATACCTGTTTCGACAAGCAGGAATTCATTGATGAATACGTGCGTACCGGCGTCGATGAGGGCACGATCATCGTTAAACTCGGCTGGGAATACCGGGCCGAAGTCTCTCAGGAACAAGCCCCGCCGGTGCAGTACGTGCTGGATCCTGAATTTGCGCCGGCCATCCAGGCCTTGATGCAGATGAAGGTGCAGGATCCACGCCGTTTCCGTGATGAAGTCCCCGATGAAATGAAGGAAGCCCTGCGCATGACGGCGGAACAGGGCACACCGGTGCGTCCGGAAATCCTGCAGGATGGTGACTGGCAGACCACGGAGAAGAAGAAGGTCTTGTGCAACAAGCCGACCGTGGAAATCTGCGACTTCCGCAATGTGGTCATCGATCCGATGGCCAAGGGCAAGGTCGATAAGGCCCAGTTCATCATCCACAGCTTTGAAACCTACCTGTCAACGCTGAAGGAGGACGGCCGCTACAAGAACCTGGATAAGATCATGGTCAACCAGAACAGCCCGCTGGCTGAACCGGACCATGCCGCCAGCCTGGGCGTGTCGAATTTCAACTTCCAGGACCAGCCCCGCACCAAATTCGTGGCCTATGAGTTCTCTGGCTTCTGGGACATCGACAACACCGGCATCGTGCAACCGATCCTGGCCACCTGGGTGGGCAACCAGATCATCCGCATGGAGAAGCTGCCCTTCCCGGACAAGAAACTGCCGTATGTGATCGTCAAGTACCTGCCGGTACGGAACTCTAACTATGGCGAGCCGGACGGCGCCCTGCTGGAAGAAAACCAGAAGATCCTTGGTGCCGTGATGCGCGGCATGATCGACCTGATGGGCAAGTCGGCCAACAGCCAGACCGGCATGCGCAAGGACATGCTCGATGCGACCAACAAGCGCAAGTTCGAGAAAGGCCTGGATTACGAGTTCAACGGCAATGTGGATCCTCGCCAGGGCGTGTACACCCACACCTACCCGGAAATCCCGCAGTCGGCCATTGTCATGACGCAGCTGATGAACCAGGAAGCGGAATCGCTGACCGGTGTGCGCAGCTTCAGCCAGGGCGTTTCCGGCGCCTCCCTCGGCGATGTTGCGGCTGGCGTGCGTGGTGCACTGGATGCGGCCTCCAAGCGTGAGTTGGGCATCCTGCGTCGCCTGTCGGCCGGCATTATCGAGATCGGCCGCAAGATCATCGCCATGAACAGCGAGTGGCTGAGCGAGGAAGAGGTGATCCGGGTCACCGATGAAGACTACGTGGCCATCAAACGCGATGACCTGGCCGGCAACTTCGACCTCAAGCTGTCCATCAGCACGGCTGAGGAAGACGAGCACAAGGCTTCAGAGCTGGCTTTCATGCTCCAAACCATGGGCAACACTGCCGATCCTGGCTTGGCCAAGATGATCCTGTCCGACATCGCCAAATTGCGCAAAATGCCGGACCTTGCCAAGCGTATTGAGTCGTTCAAGCCAGAACCAGATCCTGTTGCACAGAAGATGCAGGAGCTGGAGATCGCCAAGATCGAGGCTGAGATTGCTGAGATCCGTGCCAAAGCGGAGAAAACGCTCAAGGAAGCTGGTTTGGCAGATGCCAAGACGGTTACCGAAGGTGCCAAGGCAGCAAACCTCAATTCGGCTACTGACCAACAGAACCTGGACTTCGTTGAGCAGGAATCCGGTGTCAAGCAAGAGCGCGATCTCCAGAAACAAGGAGAGCAAGCCCGTGCTCAAGGCGGACTGAAGATGCTGGAACACTACCTGGAACTGCGCAAACCAAAGGGCAAGTAAATATTTCTTTGCGATAAGTTGATTTTTAGCTATAGTAGCGACGAAACACTTCTATTACCTTTTAGAAAGCACTAGTAGAAAACCATGACCGACAACGAACAACAACTTGCCGCGCTGGATCGCCAGATCGAATCGGCCAAGGAAACCCTGGAGGTGGGCAAAGCCTTGGCTCGCCTGCTGACCAACCCGGACTTCAAGAAGGTAGTCATCGAAGGCTACCTGAAAGACGAAGCCATCCGTCTGGTGCACCTGCGCGGTGACCCCCAGCTGCAGGAGCCCCTGCAACAGGCCGGCATCCTGCGCGACATCGACGGTGTGGGTTCGTTCAAGACCTTCCTTGACGTGGTGGCCTTTAAAGGCCGTGACGCGGAACGCTCGATCGCCGATGCCGAAGCGCAGAAGCAGGAGATCGAACAAGAGGAGGCTGAATAATGGCCGGCGATAACCAAGACCAGGATCAAAGTTCGGTCCTCGAACTCTCCGATGAGGAGTTCATGAAGCAGGGCGGTTCCTTCTCCGCACCGGCTGCCAGCAGCACCTCCTCCGATGAGGATGAGGCAGCGCGTCTGGCCCGTGAAGAGGAAGAGCGCAAGGCTGCTGAAGACGCTGCTGCCCAGGCTGCAGCTGCCAACGCCGATGCCACCAACGAAGGCGATGACGATGAAGAAGCAGCCCGCAAAGCAGCAGAAGAAGCGGCAGCGCAAGCTGCACAGGCAGGCACGGAAGGCGCCGATCCGGCTGCTGGCAAGGCTGCGGATGACGCGAATGCTAATGGTGACGGTGCTGCCAAGCGTGGTCCCGATGGCAAATTTGTAAAACAGGACACTAAGGCCGGCGAGCAAGACCCGGCTGGAAAGGGTACTGAAGGTGCTAACGACGGCAAGGCCGCCGACCCGCAGGGTAAGGCGGACGCGGCCGGAGTCGTGGACTACAAAACGCAATATGAAGAGCTGCTGAAGCCCTTCAAAGCCAATGGCCGTGACATCAAAGTTGAGAGTGTGGATGAAGCCCGTCGCCTGATGCAGATGGGAGCCAACTACAACAAGAAGATGGCCGGCATGAAGCCTCACCTGGCGATCCTGAAGATGTTGGAGAACAACGCTCTCCTGGATCCCACCAAACTGAGCTTCCTGATCGATCTGGACAAGAAAAACCCGGAAGCGATCAGCAAGCTGGTAAAAGACGCGGGGATCGATCCCCTGGATATCTCCGCGGAAAAGGCAGGCGGTTACACGCCTGGCAACCACAAGGTGCATGACACCGAAGTCGAACTCGACCAAGTGCTGGATGAGATGAAAGACTCTCCCAAGCGCGATGCGACACTCGACCTGGTGGGCAACCAGTGGGATGCCAAGAGCAAGCAGATGATTGCAGGACATCCGCAAATGCTGAAGGTCATTAACGGGCACATGGAGTCCGGTATCTACGATCTGATCGCAACGGAAATGGAACGCAAGAAGCTGTTTGGCGGCCTGAATGGTTTGTCTGATCTGGAAGCATACCGGCAAGTTGGGGATGCGATGGCAGCGGACGGTAAGTTTGACCACATCTTGAATCCGGCCGGCCAGCCGGGCGCAGGTGGGCAACAAACTACCGTGGCGAAGACCGTCGTTCAGCCATCACCGAAGAAGGCGGATGACAGCAAACGTGAAGAACAGCGTCGTGCTGCGGCTCCGGCCAAAGGCGCCGCACCGACCGGCAAAGCCAAGATGGATTTCGATCCACTGTCTTTGCCTGACGAAGAATTTGCCAAACTCAAACCCAACTTCTAAAGGAAACTGAACCATGGGACGCGAATATAACGATCCAGCTAATGGCGATCCATCGTCCATCGGCACGCAGCTGCAGACCCACTACTACTACAAGGAAGCACTGATCGAGGCGCGTAAAGAGCAATACTTTACCCAGCTCGCCGACGTGCGCTCCATGCCGAAGAACTTCGGCAAGAAGATCAAGCAGTACCACTACATCCCGCTGCTGGATGACGCCAACATCAACGACCAGGGTATCGACGCTGCCGGCGTGGCCATCACCAATGCCCAGTACTACGTCACCATGCCGCGCCTGGTGCTGTCCGTCGCCAACGCCGGTAAAGCTGCTGCGGCTGCCGCCCTGGCCGACAACGCCGACGGCGTGACTGCAGTTGCTGGTGCCGACGGTTCTGCGGGTGTGGGCTTTGCCACCGTGACCCTGTCCAAGTCTCAGTTCAAGGTGGCTTCCGTCGCCAAGGCCAACGCCATCACCGCCCTGAACCTGGGCGCCGTGGTGCTGCAAGGCTCCGGTAACCTGTACGGCTCGTCCAAAGACGTGGGTACCATCTCCGGCAAGCTGCCTGTGCTGTCGGAAACCGGTGGCCGTGTCAACCGCGTGGGTTTCAAGCGTGTGGAACTGGAAGGTACCTTCGAGAAGTTCGGCTTCTTCGATGAGTACACCCAGGAATCCCTGGACTTCGATACCGACGCCGACCTGGACCGTCACGTGTCGCGTGAGATGATCAACGGCGCATCGGAGATCACTGAAGACGCGCTGCAGATCGACTTGCTGACCGCCGCTGGCGTGCTGCGTTACGCCGGCAATGCGACCTCCAAGGACTCCATCGGTTCCGATGACCTGGTGTCGTACAGCGACCTGATGCACCTGGCCATCGACCTGGACAACAACCGCACGCCGAAGCACACCACGGCGATCACCGGTACCCGTCTGGTCGACACCAAGACCATCTCCGCGGCCCGTGTGATCTACTGCGGTTCCGAGCTGGTGCCGACCCTGATGGCAATGAAAGACCTGCACAACGAGCGTGCTTTCATCCCGGTCCAGAAGTACTCGGCAGGCGGCAACACCTTCACCGGTGAACGCGGTGCAGTCGACAACTGGCGTGTGGTCGTGGTGCCGGAAATGATGAAGTGGGCCGGTGCTGGTGCCGACGCTTCGGGCGACGCCATCTGCTATGAAACCAACGGCCGCTACGACGTGTTCCCGATGCTGGCCATCGGTGACGGTTCGTTCACCACCATCGGTTTCCAGACCGACGGCAAGACCGTGAAGTTCAAGATCTTCAACAAGAAGCCAGGCGAGGAAACCGCCGACCGTAACGATCCTTACGGTGAAACCGGCTTCATGTCGATCAAGTGGTACTACGGCTTCATGGCCCTGCGTCCTGAACGTATCGGCCTGATCCTGACCGCTGCCAAGCTGTAATCCTGGCTTGAAGGAGGGGGCTCCGGCCTCCTCCTTTTTACTTGAACTCCTAACCGCTGACCAAAGAAAGAACTGCAATGAGCGACCAAACCAATGACACCCTGAACCAGCTGGACCAGGATCCGGCTGCCCTGACCCAAGAAGATGATCTGGAAGCGCTGAAGGCGCGTGCCAATCTGTTGGGCCTGACCTTCCATCCATCGATCTCCGCCCCCAAACTGCGCGAGAAGATCACTGCCCACCTGAATGCAGAAGCCAATCCAACCCAACCGGCCGGCATGCCTGCTGCTGCTGCATCCACTGCACAGACCACGGCTGCAGAGCAGACCTTTGAAGACAATCCGGTAGGTTCCGCTGAGCCGGCCCCGGTCGTCTCCGGCGCCGTGACCGCCATCGAGAACACCGACGACGATTCTGTCAAGTTTGCCCCGGCCGAAACCGACAACCAGAAGCGCAAGCGCATCCGCATGGAAGCCAATCGCCTGGTGCGCATCCGCGTGGCCTGCATGAACCCGGCCAAGAAGGAATGGCAGGGTGAGATCTTCACCACTGGCAATGCTGCCGTCGGCACCCTGAAGAAATTCGTACCCTTCAACGTGGAAGAAGGCTGGCACGTACCAAAAATGATTCT